GCGTTGTCTCCGCCTGCCAGTTTAGCCCCGTATCCGCCTGCAAGTTTAGCGTTGTCTCCGCCTGCCAGTGTAGCCCAGTTTCCGCCTGCCAGTTTAGCGTTGTCTCCGCCTGCCAGTGTAGCCCAGTTTCCGCCTGCCAGTTTAGCGTTGTCTCCGCCTGCAAGTTTAGCCCCGTATCCGCCTGCAAGTTTAGCCCCGTATCCGCCTGCCAGTTTAGCCCCGTTTCCGCCTGCAAGTTTAGCGTTGTCTCCGCCTGCAAGTTTAGCCCAGTTTCCGCCTGCCAGTGTAGCCCCGTTTCCGCCTGCAAGTTTAGCGTTGTCTACGACATTTTCTTTTTCTGAAACATTATCAACTTCTTCTTTAATCTGCCGATAGGTTACGTCAAAACTTGCCTTAATAAATTCTGCTAAAGACAGCCTTGCACCGATTTTTAGTTTCTTCGTGCAGTATTTTTTATCGTCATCCGTAAATGTCTCGTCCAATGCCTCTACTTCCGCAAATTCGCACATTTCGCCGTTATCATCAATCAGCGGATAATGGTCAAGTACGTCCATAGGATTTTTGCAGAAGTGCATACCATTCACGCAAATATTAGCTTCGCTTTCTTCAAAAATCGTGTTCTCTGCGTACTGCTTATCTTTGCAAATAAGCCCCTTGCGAAAACCTTTATATCCTTTCATTCCCATTTTTATTCCTCCCCATTGCATACTTTCAAAGTTTCATCATCTGTCCTGCGAATAACAATTAACTGGCGGCTTACATCTGGAATCCTGTTTTCGTCCAAGGATTCTGTATCATCAATCCAAATCGGAAGGCGAATACTATTCATGTCCTGCAATCCTTTTAACAGGAAAATTTCTGCAAGGATTCTGTCTCCATGGTTCAGTCCATTGAAATAATCAACGCCATTTACATTGATTCTCAAAGTTTCCTTAATATCTCCGCTTAATGTTTCTTCGCTCATTTTGATTTTGATAAACTCAAATTTCCTGTTTACCATATCCTCCAGAGCGGTGTTTTTGGCAATGCTGAAATCCTGTAGCATATCAATCCGGCGTTCAACGTCAGCCGTTTTCTGTGCCTGCTTCTTGACGGATTCTTTCAACGAATCAATTCGTTTTTCTGTATTTTCGGTATCTCTGATAATAACTTTGATTTCAGATTCTTTCTGCGAAAGGTCAGCCTTATAGTTACTGATCCTCTCCGTTACCTGCCGCCATAAATCAGTTGATTCAAAAAGTTTAGAGGATTCTTCCTCTGCTTCTTTAAGCCGTTTTTCAAGCGTTTTATATTCTTCCGTTTTCTCAAAGCCGATAGAAAGCAATTTTTCCAAATTAATCTCCAAAGACTTTCTTATTTCTCTTTTATCAAAAACCTTTTCAGCCCATTCATTTGATTTTTTATTAAAATCTAAATATGTATCAGTTTCTGCTTTGATTGCGGATTCAAGAATATCAACCTTGTCTTTAAGTTCACATAAAGTATCTTCTTTTTCCTTGTATAATTTTTCTTTTACAACCTCTATTTCTTCTGAATTGAACCCCCTGCCACATTTAGGGCAAATATAGTCATTTCCGTACTGCACCGCGTCCATGATAGAATGGCAGTCTTTCAATACAGTGAATTTCGATTTTAAGGAAGAAATTTTCCCAAAAACTTTCTCGGCTGATTCATTGTACTTTGTAACTTTTCCAGAAAAGTTATCAATATCCGCATCGATAGCCACTATAGATTTTTTCAGAGTTTCGATTTTCTCGTTTTTTGCTTTCTTTTGCTCGTCCTCAATGGCTGACATCTTCTTTTTCAAGTCATCAACCAGACCGACAAGATATGTATATCTGTCTATAGAAATATTCAGTGTTTCTTTCAGGTTCTCCATACTATCAATGTTTCCGATAATAACCGCTTTCTCGGATTCCAATTTCTGCAAATCAGAATCATCCGACCTGTCAAGTCTGCGCTGCTCGTAGTCCAATTCAACATTCAGCCTGTCCAGTTCTCCGTTTTCGACAGAAAGGCGTTTTTTCAGTTGCTTCAATACGTCCTCCGTTTTCTTTCCTGCGGTCATTTCGTAAATGCTCTGGTATTCTGCATTTTCTTTGCAAAAACGCTCCACATCGAATCCAGAAAGACCTTCAATAGCTTTTCTGGCATCCGCAGTAGATTTTTTCAAAGCTGAAAAGAATACCGATGCATTAGAACACATTGCCACTGTTTCTGTCGGTGCGATACTGGCTAAAAAATCGTTTACTTCCGCAGTTTTCACAGACACGCCATCAAGCATATAAACAGTTTCATTCCCGATAAAAACACCCTTACGGTATTTCCTTTTGGTAACCTTTTTTATTTCGCGTTCAGTTCCATTTATTTCCAACGTAACCGCTCTTTCGATTTCCTTGACAGGCTTTTCTTCTCCGTTCTCATCCACAGGGCAAATATTGTTCGGTGCGGCACCATTCGAAAATTTCCCTGTCATAACATCAAAGTAGGCGTTCATTAGTGTAGACTTGCCGCAACGGTTTTTTCCTCTGATTTCCGTTTTTTCGGAAAAGTCAACCTCCACATTTTCAGCACCCATATAGTTTTTAAGGCTGATTTTTTTTAACAACACTTCCGTCAATCTTTCCACATCCTTTTTATACATTCGCTACAACCAACGATTTCTCCGTCATCCCTTTTATAAAGGTATTCGTATTGCGTTTCTTGGCAGTGCGGACATTCTTCCTGCTCTTTTTCGCAGTAGCCGCAGCCGTCACATTCAGTCTTTAACCCTGTCCTGCATGGGTAAGCCATCATCATCACCGCCAGCAAGCATAGCCAAGATTTGTTCGGCATTCACAAATTTATCTGTTTTCAAATAGGCAATAACAGCCTTCACCCTGCCGTTCAACTCCCAAAGTTCCTGAAACTCATTCTCTGGTGTCAATTCTCTGCCGTTTTTCATTCTCTCTTTCCTCCCTTTTTCGTCTTTTATATTTTTTCGAGTATTCTTTCTTGTAAGCAGTGACCTTCTCTTTATTGCTCTCTTGATAAGCGCGGACACTTGCTATGCACCTTTCCCTATTCTTTCGATACCGCTCCCTCGCCTTTTCGCGAATCTTCTCTTTGTTTTTCTCGTAATAGCTTTTCTGGTATGCTTTGGCATATTCTTTGCGTTCTGAATAATACTTTCTGAGGTATTCTTTTTTTCTCAAGCCTGTCTTGCTTCTCGTCATCCCTGCAATTCTGTTGATTTCAGCGTCCGTCACATACTCCTTTCGCGAAAAATCATCACAGATGCAATCTGGGTGCGGACATTCAAAACAGTTAAAATTGCATACAGGCTCTTTCATTTTTCCTGCCCTCCGTAGAACAAACTGCCGATTGCGATTGCAATCATGACGCTGCTCGCGAGATAAAACATCATTCGCCCGTCAGCATTTTCCAGAACAAACACCATGACACAAAGAGAAAGAAGCGTTCCCAAAAACATAGCTGCCCACCGCAGCAGACCACGGCGGATGTAAAACGCAGTCCGTTTCCAATTTCTCATAACCTCACCACTTCCCCATCACTTTCAAAAAACTGGCTATAGCGGAAACTCTCTGTGTATCCTCCTGCAAAAATGGCGGTGAAGATGAATGGATACAACCCTGTTACCGTTCCCGTTCTTCTTTTCCACAAGACGTTTGCTCCATGTCTGTCCTTGCCGAACTCAAGCACCTTAACCTTCTTTCCTACAAACAGTTTCTTTTGCGCTGTTTCTCTGATTTGTTCGATTTTCATGTTTTGCACTCCTACCTTTGCTACACTCAGGGCAATAATAGCCCTTCTTGGTATCCTGCGTTGCGGCAATGTTCCAAACCTTACCGCAGATATTGCAGGCTACTACTCTTTTATTTGTTGGCGTTCTACGCGGCAACCCGATTGACATTTCCTATCCCTGCCCTTCTTACTTCTTCTGGTTAAAAATGGCATACAGGAAAATCAGAATCATTTCCGATGCGATTGTCACGAAAACGCCTGCTACAAATGGATTTACATACATCTTTATTCACCTCACTAATACCAAATCTACCAATCTAAAAAAGTTTAGAATTGCGAAGAAAAGAAATGAAACAGCACAAAACCTCAAGGCTTTGCCTTCGTTTTCAATGCACATTACAAAAAACGAAAATTGCAATACAATTAAAATGATTTTTATTACAATCATTCCTTTTCCTCCGCATCTTCTTTTTTCCGCTCTGCCATGCTCTCAACTTTGCCGAGGATATAGCCCTTATCAAAATCGGACATCTGCGGAATTGCTTCTTTCAGCTTTTCTACTACCTGTTTTTCCTTTTCGCTCATTTCCTGTACCTCCTTCCTTAAATTTTCTTCCCATTATCGTCAACCGCATAAAGCTCGATAATATGAGGTTCTCCGTCAATAAAATCTACAACCGCAGCAACATGAAAATCGTTTCCAAAGTGCAGCGTGATAACACTTGCGGTTCCACCATCGCTACATTCCGCTGTTTGCTCATGAGCTTCTGCAAACCGAAATCCTATTGAAACATCAAATTCATTTAATTTATCAATGTTCATCTTTCTTTCTCCCTTCTATGCGCAATATTTAATTTCGTACTCGGAGACAATTTTTGAAAAAATCTCCCGAAGTTTCTTGTCTCCCTCAATCACATCAATTTTTCTGATACTATTGATTGCGGTTTTGGTCGCACCAGAATTTCCCATCCTCTGCTTCATGTTTCTAAGCCTTGTGCCTAAGTCGCATCCGGCTCTTTGTTCCAATTCTGAATACAGTTGTGTATTCAATGTTTGAAAATCAATTTTGGAACTAAACTGAACACGTTTAATTTTTCTGTTGATCTCAATCCGCCAATTATCAAGTACAGGTTTAACAGCTTCCTTAATTGTTTCTGTAGTTTCAACCGCCTTTTTCGCTGTTTCATTCGCAAGTGCAATCTGCCTGTCTCGCTCTTTATATTCCAACTCTTTATTAGCGATGCTTTGCGCCAGTTTTAAGATAAGCTGCGTTTCCGGCGATAATTCCTCATTGACAAGCCGTCTTGTCTTAAAATATCCGTTCACAAGCTGTCTTTGAACCGTCCATGCCAAATCGTCCGTAAATGACTTGACTAACATCAAATATCCCTGTTCTGTTAGCAGAATTTTGTTTGTAAAATCATTTCAGATTATGAAAAATGCGGTTGGCGATTTATCGGTATTTCAGAAGGATTTCCGCCGGACTATCGATGGATTCATTTAGAGTGGTCTAAAGACCGACCTCCGATTTTTCCCGAAACAGAACCCAACAGTTGATTCCTTCCGTATCTGGCGCAAATATTACCCTGTAGGCTCTTTTCAGTAAGTCGTTTCTATCTTTTTCTGTATGCGCTATAGCGATACACTGAATAGAGCCTTTAGAAGTAAAATCCACTATGGTTTTTCCGAATTTTCTTTCTTCCATCTCCTCACCTCCTTATTTCGTTTACCTTGTAAACATATTATAGTCCCTAAAAAACCCAATGTCAATACTAAATGTTGACTTAGTAAATATTTCGGTGTATAATAGGTATGAAAGGAGGGATAGAATTGAACGAAAGAATCAAAACATTAAGAAAAGAGTTGAAAATGACTCAAGACGCATTTGCATCCAAAATCGGTTTGTCAAGGAATTTCATTGCGCAGATTGAAATTGGAACGAAAGTTCCGTCTGCCAGAACAATTTCAGACATTTGCAGAGAATTTGATGTAAATGAAAACTGGCTAAAAGATGGTACGGGAGAAATGTTCATCGAAAAAACAAAAAGTGAGCAAATTTGGAAAATGCTTTCGGATGTAACGAAAGATGATGAAGATTCTTTTAAGCGTCGTCTTGTTGCAGCTCTTTCAAATCTTGATGAATCTGGATGGATTGTATTAGAAAATTTAATAAACGACATTCAGAAAAAAGGGTAAAAGAAAATCGAGGGTAATGTACAAACCCTCGATTTTTATGTAAAAAAATAATTATAAAAAAAGATTCCTAACAGCCACATATATTGCCTTCAAAAATTCCCTATTATCGCAATTCTTTGTCATTTTAATGATTTCTTTTCTATAAAATTCGTTTGTTCTGTGAATATTATCATTTCTTGTCATAATCTTAACGCCCTTTCTACATTTTCGACATTTTTAGCTATAGACTTTTTATTTTCAAGGTTTACAATAGATATTAGGCGGCGAGAACGCCAATCCAAACGCCGCCTAACAACCAGAACTGCGAGTACCTGTTTTTTAGGTACAAGCCGATTATACCAGAAGGGAGAAGGATACCATTGCAGTTGACTACCAAACATTCAGCAAAACTTTCCATTCGACTACAAAATAGAAAGGTGTGTGAATTATGGGGTAAACCCGGGGCAATGTATATCAAATCTCAAGACCGAGTTATGCCGCGAGATGCTTCTAAAGGGGTGGAGCATCGCGCAGCTTTCCATCCAATGTGATTTATCATACAAGGCTATGTATAATATCATCAATGAGGAAACGGAAGATATGCGGCTGTCCACGTTCGTTAGAATCTGCGACAACATCGGTATATCTCTGGTAAAGGTTCTGGAAATTTCCAATTCGGAAATTATTGATGATGGGCTGTCCAAGGCTCTCATCACTTGTGGCGGCAATCGTTACATATTGAAACGAATATTTTAGGATTGAGGGGCTTTTATTAGCCCCCTTTCCTTTTTACCTGTAGGTCAACCGCTCGATACGGTCAAGGATTTTGTCCGCATCCTGCTCTAACTCTGGGAAATATTTTACAATATCCATCGGGTAGTCTGGATAATTCCCGACCTCATTCTTGTAAATCTCCCTTGCGGCTTCTAAATCGTATCGTTCGGAAAGTCGATTCAAGATACAATGATACAGATAGCTGCGGCTGTTTCCGCTGTCTCTGCAAAGTCGGTACATCCTGCCCTTGTTCCGCTCGTACCAGTCAGATACAATCGGTACTCTGGGCGTGAAATCCTCTGCGAGCGGTTCTTTGTAATATGGCTCTTTCTGCACCTCTCTGACCTTGAAATATACGTCTACAAGCATATCCTGTACTTTCCAAGATAAATCATCTGTAAATGCTTTCACAAGCAGAAGATACCCTCTTTCGGTTATCAGCGTAATGCCCTTGTTAGGAATGGAAATATTTCTATTGTCCGTTAAACGGACATTAGGATTTTCCTTAGGCTTTAAACTGATATAGTGTTTGTTTTCTTCAAATCTTTTTTTGTTTCTATAAAACGCTTTTCTTGCTGTTCCTGCCGGTCTCTGATGTACCGTATCAATGTCTTTGAAGGTTACAACTCTTTCACCATTGTACTCTCTGATTTGCATTTCGGTGTTTTCGATTGTGATAACATCTGTCATATAATTCACCATCCTTTGGAATTTGATTTATCTGCAAAAGAATGATAAAATATGATTACCAATCAATTAGCAGATTTTTTGGTGTTGAGTAGCCCGTCCTTTTATCTTGCCGGATAAGCGGGCTACTCTTTTTTAAATATTCCTTGCCTTTTGGTATTCGTTTTCAATACCGTTTCTTACTACCTCAGCTTTGCTTACTCCGAATTTTTCTGCCGAAAACTCCAATTTTTCCATTGTTTCTTTGTCAATCCTCGTTCTAAGCATAATGTCTTTCGGATTATCCTTTATTTTTTGACCCAATTTCGGAGACATTTCCACCACCTCCTTTCAAATCGTTGCTACAATTTAATTATATAATGTTGCTACATTTTGTCAAGTGTTTTCTTAAAATTCCCAAAAGAAAAAGCACCGCTTTTCTGCGATGCTCATTCTCTATTGCTTTTTATTCTTTTTCTTTTTTGATTCTATCCTTATTCCGTAATTTCCATGTAAACAGCTTTCACACAAGGGATTGTTATAGACTGCCCCAAAATACTTTTATATTTATACTCCCCTGCTGATTCGCCGTAGAATGTTACAATATCATCTTCAAGGAATTTTCCATCCTTGTTGTCTGGGCTGAGCTTTACAAACACATTATCATCCCATAAACCGTAATCACCTTCCGTAACAGGAATCAAATATTCGGAAGTGCTACTGTCAGAATCTTTCACGACCTGCCTAATTTGTCCGCGGAACTTCACTTTCTGCCCTTCGTATTCGTCTGGTTTCCTTGCCAAATCATCATAGGAAACATCTATGCACTCAGACTTGTACTGCTCAGGCGAAATATTTTCTGAATCGTCTTTTTTCCCTGAACCATCTCCGCCGCCAATCGAAGCAATCGCAATAATAATTAAAAAAATCCATGCAATAATAAATTTCAACTTACCGCCTTGCTTTTTCCGACAATTCGGGCAAATCTTAGCTTTTTTCGGAATATCTGACTGGCAATGTTTGCACTTTTTTACTTCATTTTCTTTGTTTTCCATGGTTAAACTCCTTTTCAATATTATTTTCTCGCTTCAACGTATACCTCATACTTGTCAAATTCCTTTTCGGGAAATGGTGCAAATTCTTCCGTAACTGTACCGCCTGCGCTCAGTTTGTAGCTATTATCGTCTAAATATTTGTAATCAGAATCAACTACTTTTCCGTTTTTGAAGAAAAATACGGTCGCTTTTACCGCTTCCATGTCATAGTTTCCTAAATTTGTAGCAGTAACAAGAACCTTGTTTCCTGCTTTGGAAGAAGCTATTTTCAAGTCATCATTCGCAGATTTGAAATCTGTTTCTTTTTTCGTTTTTAACGTGTATGTTGTTTTCGCAGGAACACTATCAAAAATATGCTCCAAAACTACTGTTTCTCCACTACCGACAACAAGAGCAGAATCAGACTTTGCCCCGATAGAATTTCCTGCCGCGTCCTTTGCAACTACATTGCTTTCAACCCTCAGCGAATCAGAAGAATGATTTGTTACCAGAAGGTCGTAATAAAAAGAACCGTATTTCTCATAGTAGTATTCTTTTGCGCTTAATTCTGTTGTCTGATTGCTTGTTGTTGGCGCGGTATTCTGCGGCTTTTCACCAAGATAAACCGTTTTTGTTGTACCATCCCATGTAACATCTTTACCAACTGCTTCTGCTACTGCTCTGACTGGCAGATACGTTGTGCCGTTGTAGGTAAACGGCTCTTTGCTTGTGGAAAGCTGCTTCCCATCGACAATAATCTTGATGTTGCTGAATGATACGGGAATACTTGTGTTTGCCACCTTAGCAAATGCCACCGTTCCCGAACACAAGACCATTGATGCAATCACAGCACCAAAAACCATGTCTTTTAATCTTTGAAATTTCATATAAAACCCTCCTTTTTGTTTTGTCCTTCCATCATATAACACTAACAAAATTTTTTCAATATTTTTTGCCTTTTTGTGAATTTTTTGCACTTTTGATGGGTTTTTGGGGTTCTGCTTTCAAAAAATTTTTCGCCCTATTTTTGGCAAAGAAAAAAGCACCGCATAAAGCAGTGCCATTTCTCACTTTTATCCACTGGGAAATCTTAATCATTTTTATAATACCAAAAACAGAAAACATTTTCAATATGCATTTTCGCCCTATATTCGCCCCTATAAGCCGCCTTTTTATTTCACTTGACCGATTAACCGCCGAAAAAAGAAAACGCCCTCTCACAAGTCGCAGAGGGGCAGAGAAAGCATTTCCTTGTTCATCTTCTCAAGGTCGAATTTTTCAAGCCTTGACAGGTCGAACGCCTGCAATTTTTCTATACATTCCTTCCTTGTTTTTCCGTAAACACCTATCAACATACCGCTTTTTGCTTCTGTCACGCCCCAAGAACCACCAGAGCCGCAGACATAAAAAACAAATTCGCCACGTTCTACCCTGTATCCCTCCGCCTGCACACGTTCCCTTTTTCGCCCTGCAAGCTGACGGACTGCGAAAAACCCTTCTTTTTTCATGCGGTTACACCTCCATTTTTCCATACAATCCGCAGAACGTCAAGCCCTGCGGATTCCTTTTTTTCCTTGGCTTGTCTCATCGGTTGGAAGGTTGCCGCCCTACCCAAGACCGCCCGAAGGCGGTTTCGACTTAATCGGCTAAAATTGACCTTGCGGTGTTAAAAACGTAAAGTCTGTTGTGCGGATGCTGTTTAAAATCCCCGTTATTTTTAATCGTTTCCCCGATATTTTCATATTTAAGGCTGACAACGATTAAATATTTTTCAAGCATTTCATCAGAACATTTTAAGCAGTTTATAGCATTTTGGATGCTGCTTTTATTACTATTCCAGTAAATACCTTCGATTCTGCATTTCTTTTCTTCCTGTAATTCGTTAAATTCTTTCATCAAATCTTTCTTTGTCATTTTGATTTCCTCCTTTCGTTTTCCGTCTGCCATCATCAGAGCCGGGAGACTATCCCGCGGCTGACGGTCATTCCTGACCGTTTCGTTTTAATCCTCAAAAATTATTTCTATAAATTCCTTCGGTGTAGCAGATTCAATTTCGACTTTTTCTTTTTTCAAATCTGCAAATCTTTTAGCGTTGCTATATTTTTTGAAATATTTAACACCATCAAATCCATAGTTTAAAAATATGATGTAAACCTTTATCATGTTCTTTTCCCCTTTCGTGTCCTCTGTTGCTTTCTATGGTCTTATTATATATCATGTTATATATAATGTCAATACTTATTTTGAAAAAATATATAAAATTTTATATATTACAATATATTGCGCAACTCCATTTAATATTGACTACATATATAAAGTGTTATATAATAAAAGAAAACGAATGGAGGTTTTAATATGGGAAAGACACCTGAATACACCAAAAAAGCAATCAATAATTATCGGGACAAATTCGACTTTATACAAATCAGATTCCCAAAGGGAACAAGGAAACGCCTAGAAGCTGCTGAAATCGGAAATATCAATGACTATGTTGTTGATTGCGTCCTTAAATCATTGGGAGACATTCCCGCAGAAACCGAAGAAATACAGGATTCTACACCAGATACAGAAGCGGCGGAGATTACCCCCGCAGAGCCGGAAACGTCAGAATCGTTCATCCCCTACCCGATGCGAAAACACCCGGCAGCACGCCCGAAAACGGCTTGAAACCGCTGACTATTGAGGATATTCAAGCCATGTTCGATAACAGGAAAACAGACGAAATCAGACAGGAGGAAGAAAGACAGGAGCGGAAAGAACAGGAGGAACAGGAACGGCGCAAGCTGCTAGCTAATCCCGAATATGCCGCCACCTATGCCCAGCTTATGGCGATGGAGACCGCAGAAAAGGAAAAGAAACGCGCCGAAATGCTCACCAGAGCGAGATTAGAAACATTGTAAACCTGACCGCCAGAAATGGCGGTTATTTTAATTGACAATTTTCTATCTTTTTCGAGATATATTTTTGTGTCTTAAAAAAGCCATATTCCATTGACTTTGTGGCTCAAAAATAGTATGATATATGAAATCAGGAAAGGAGATTGATAAATATGATTAGATTCAAATTTTCGGTTTACGAGGCGTTGGAAACAGCTGGCATTACTTCTTACACTGCTATTAAATATGGGGTATTTTCGCAAGAAACATGGCGGAAAATTAAGAAAAATGATACAAATATCAGTATGAAAACGTTAAACAATATTTGCAAAATCCTAAATATGCAGCCAGAACATTTAATCGAATACGTTCCAGATGATAATTGACAACTGTATATCTGGGAAAATCTAGCTTACTTTAGACACCGATACCCCATACAAGCATCTGTATCTGTAAGGGGTTAAAAAGAATGTAATCTAGTATCTTACTTCATACAGTAAAACCAATGAAATCTAATATATTCAAGAATGAAATCTAAAAAAGAATTTAAGTACGTAGTAATATATTAGATCTTAAAACAAATACAGAAACCGATTAAATCATAAAAAATAAAATTCCCTATTGACAGAATGATTAAATTTTTGTATCATATCCCACAAGAAAGAAAATTGAATTTAAAAGGCATCCAGCTAACGCCGTTGCTCTGGATGACCTGAACGGCAAGGACGGCACCCCAATTATTGATTAAGATACCAACACGCCACAGAATGAGATTAAAATCTTTTTCTGTGGCTTTTTTAATTTACCGCAGCAGGAACGAGGAAGGAGGCGCGGAGCATGGAAAATAAAATTTATGATTCAGAAATCGAGGCGTGCCTAGATTCATTCTGTGCCGAAAAGGGGATCTCGGATATCTCCAAGGAATCCCAGAGCGTCTGGAATGCCGCCCTAATGTATATTAAAAAAAATGTATTCCCAGACACAAAACAGTTAAAATCTAGTATTTTATTCAAAAATGGCATAGGAGCAATGAGTAATTGTAATGCCTATGACTATGAGCTTGTAGACCATATCTGCGATATATATATATATATATCCCTGATGAATGATAAAGAAGTATCTATCAATGGTTTTAGTTTTTTAACGGGGATAAGTAGAGATGCAATAAAAGAATGGGGAAATGGTAATAAAAAACTAAGTGATAAAGCTTTCAAAATCTACAAAAAGCTGGTAGATGTAAGGCTTGAGAGTTTATCGGGCAAACTAGCCACAGGAAAGCAGAACCCTGTAGGCGTTATCGCAATCCTAAATCACTTTTACGGTTGGAACAGCCCATATGCGCCAGATGCTAACAGACATCGCACCGCCCTATCAGCTGCCGAACTTCCAAGACTGAACGAGGTTAAAACTGTTGAAATTGCACAAGATGCAGACAGATTGACGGACAGCGGAAACGATAAATCAATATCTAGTTGAAAATAAATGCTTGACACAATATATTGATTTAAAACTATTCGCATAACTATCATTTTGCGAATAAATACAGAAAATTATAGCCAATGCGGATGAACAGCGGTTGTTGCGGCTTGGATGATTCCGCCGTTGAAAATAGACGGGGGGGGGTCTGAAGGGGTTCAGAAAAAGCCCCTACTTAGTCCTACAAATATTCGCAAAAACAAAAAGCCCCCTATCTGCATAAAGGAGTGACAAAAAGCCAGTGTAGATCGAGAGTTGCTTTTTACCTGCGATAACGAGAATAGTGACTACTACACCGACTACACGGAATATGATTATGGCTGTGATTATTTTGAACCGAAGGAGTGAACAGAATGAGAATTTTAAGCCAAGATAGAACAGCTTCCATTGATGAAAGTGGAGTATCACTGTTAGTAGTTAAAAAATTATGTCAAGGCCATCCTTAACGATATAACACTCAAGTCTATTGTTCTCGGAGAATATAGGAACGAAGATCGAGCAATGGAAGTGCTTGCAGAGATTCACGCTCTGTATGAAGAACTCCCCTTCTCTGGCAGTACAGTTTTTTATATGCCAAAGGAGTGAGCATGATGATAACGATTATTAGTCAAGATAGAAAGCATTCTGTTGGCAAGGATAAATTTCATAGAATAGATATTTTTAGACACGGGAAAGAAATCATTGCAGAAAAAGATAGGGAGCGAATACTACTTGGTCGCTATACGAAAACAGAGCGGTCTTATGAAATATTCCAAAAATTATGCCTTGTCATAAGGAAAGACATTCCGAATTGTGGTGACTTTTTCTATATGCCGAGATATTAAACTCTGATATGTACCCTGTTTGTTGCGCTTGCCTTTGAGCGGTTTAGTTCATGACTGTACGGCGATTATGGCAAGAAACAAGGCGGCTATAGACGCTGATTTTCGGACGCAGGGTCTTATATATGCACCAGTAGTTTAATGGCAGAACAGAAGTTTTCCAAACTGCGGAAACGGGTTCGATTCCCGTCTGGTGCTTTTCATCGGGTTTTTGGACATTTTCCCGATGGATAACACAACCTTTCACCCACTAGGGGAATCCTGTTAAGAGCCATCGCACGGCTCGGTGGGCTTTTGGCTTGTATGCCGATGGGGACTGGCAACAAGACCAAACACCAACTTCATATTTGGGGCGTTTTAACGGCATCACGCCCCACTCTGGATTCTTAGCTCAGTTGGTTAGAGCATCCGGCTCATAACCGGACGGTCCTCGGTTCAATTCCGAGAGAATCCATTTGCGGTCTTTCGGTATCATGGTTTATCGCAATCATAGATTCTGCTGACTGACCGCATATAAAACCTACCCTTCAAAAATCGACAAACCCCCTGTCAGTCCGTTTTTCTGATTTCGTGACTGACATTAAACTCAAAACTGAAAAATCATGATGGGGATTGGATAGAAACTTGATTTAGGTGAGGTCGATTCGGATTTCACTATTAGAGATGGTGTCTTTTAAATCCCCATCCTCTGCCAACATACCGAAACGGTTATAACGGCGTGGTCTTGAAAACCATTGTGTCGGTTAGAATCCGACATGGGGGTTCAAATCCCTCTGTTGGCGTTTGGGTTCACGATGAAAACCTTACTCGCAACCTTATGGGTTAAAATCGTTGTAAAAATGCGTGCGCCGAAAGCATTCTTTTAGGTCTGCGATAAAGCGGGCCTACCCCGGGTTATTAGCCTGCGAGTAGGCATAGGATAATTCAATTTTGAATTATGGTAGATGGTGGCGGAATAGGTAAACGCTTATATCTAAGAACTGATAGTGGTCGGGTACAATATCGTACGGAGGACGCTGATAGGAATGCGGTTCATGTGTGGTGCAAATCCACACCCATCTAAGAGGTCTGGTCGCACCAGAATAGAGTGTTGGTTGCGTAAATCCCACTTGAATTAAAAAAATGCCGATGGCAGATTGGATGTACCCCTTTCTGCCTATCGGAAACGCACAAGTTATCCCGATTATTTGATTGAAAACGAAAGGCGGTGTTTGCAATGGCGAAAGGCGTAAAAACCATAAGCAAGAGAAAATTCTTTGAAGCGTTTGAGGATTTTTGTAACGGTCGCATAACGCTGTCAAAAGCTGCAATGCATATAGAAATCAGCGTGCCTACTGCCTCTAAATATTTCAATATGTACATAAAGGGAGAACCGTTTCCGGATACACTGTTCGGGGATGAAGAACGATAGAATAAACTTGAACTGACTGAGAAATACGACCGCAGATTATTTGAGAATCGACAGTAGCCAATGAATATATAAAGCCTTTATGCAATTGTAATAATCATAAAAATAAACCATTGTCATATCTGTGGTAGAAAGCAGGTGAAGCAGTGAATCTTACAGAAGCAAAGGAGAAATATTATCCAACATACAAATATGCACTTGTTAATATCAAAAGCAACAAACCGCATTCACTTTATGTTGATAGAAAAACAGCTGAAGAAGAAAGACGCGATTTACGAAAATGTTATGGTGCTGTGCTAATTGTTGTTGACTTGTCAGAGGTGAAGAAATGAAAGAAACTATTTTATATATTTCCAAATCGGAACAGGATATACGAAGTTTTCTGAAATATCTTCAATCAAAACTAAAAGCAGAACAAAGAGAATGCATTTTAGATGAAAGATACGGTGTTTTGAGAGTTCCGAAATATTACGATATTGTCGGAAAGAGCGTTCACGGAAATAGTCTTGGGGCCAGCTATGGATATTGCAAATATTATTGTTTTTCGGAAGCGTATGATAGAAACAAATACAGCAATGCAGAAAATGAAAAACTTAAAGAAATTCTTATGCACACAAGAGAGGGTGCGGAGGAAATATCAGGGCTTGATATTTTGTATATGTTAGGATTGGTTTGAAAGTTGGTGGAACAATGAAACACAAAGAAGAATGGTACACTTGTGATAGGTGCGGTAATGAAATTAACAGACTTCCAGAACATAGAGATTGGTTTGGAAGAATGAAAATGAACAAAGAAGAATTTAAAATGATACATGAAGAATCTCAAGGGTATCTTTCAGATAAATACGAACTAATAAAAGACAACGTTTTGTCTGTTGAAATAATAGGGTACTCAAGGCGAAAAGAAAAAACATTCCACTTATGCCCTAAATGCAGGAAAGACTTTGAGGTGTTTATGAACAATGAATAACTGTGATTTCATAACTTGCAGATACAACAAAGACGGCAAATGTACTGATGCTGACAACCGAAAAGAATGTGTTAAAGTCGCAAAACTGGTATTATGCAAGGATTTTGCCTATGAGAGAAAAATCTATAACAGGTAAATACATAGGGAACGCAATAGGATACTGTCACTGTAAGGCTCATACTGGGGCGTTGAACAAGGAACTTGCTTACAAGCACAAATGTATCGCAAAGCGGTGCAAATGGCTTGAGAAGTACAATGATGAGGCGTGGAGAAGGAAAGAAAGGTATGTGAGATAATTTGCAGTCATGGCGTAATGGTATCGCAGCGGATTGCTAATCCGTCCGTCAAAATGATGTGTAGGTTCGATTCCTACTGACTGCGTTTAAAAATAGAAGTGAGTACGCATAAAAAAGGATTTTTCATCTGGTCGTAATTTATTTGCGTATTGCAAGGAGGGGTTTTATGGCTGATTTAAAAATATTTACTGAAAATATAGAACAGAAAGCTTTGAGCCAAATATATAACCTCATAAAACAGCCTGCATTTTCAGAGTGCAAAGTCAGGATTATGCCTGATGTTCATGCTGGAACAGGGTGTGTTATTGGTTTTACTGCTGATTTAGGAGAAAAGGTAATACCGAATATTGTCGGGGTTGACATAGGGTGCGGTATGCTTACTACAAACTTGGGGAATATTGATATTGATTTTGAGAGATTAGATAACGTCATTAGAAAATATGTTCCAAGCGGTAGAAAAGTTCATGAAGAAGAAAACTTATCTGTTGCAAGTGATATTATTGAAAAATTGCATTGCAAGGAACAACTGAACAATATAGATTGGTTGAAAAGAAGTTGCGGCACACTTGGCGGTGGAAATCATTTTATCGAAGTTGACATAGATAGTAAAGGAAATAAATATCTTGTAATTCATTCGGGGAGCAGAAATGTCGGAAAGCAGGTTGCGGAAATATATCAACAAATGGCGATTGATGATGTTTCTGGAAAGTCAAACTTTAAACAGGATAGCGAGAAATTGATTGCTGAATACAAAAAAAATGGAAGAGAAAGAGAAATCAACAATGCTATAAAAGAATTAAAGCAGTCATACGAAAAGAGAGAAACCAAAATCCCAAGAGAGTTATCATATCTTGTTGGAGAGCATAGAGAAATGTACTTACATGATATGAAATTATGTCAAGATTTTGCGGAAATTAACAGAAGAGCCATTCAGAGTGTTATTTGTTATTATATGAGTTGGGAAGTTACAAAAGAAACGGAGCGATTCCAAACAATTCACAATTACATTGAACACGAAACAAATATTGTACGTAAAGGCGCCATTTCTGCAAAAGCGGGAGAAAAGCTGCTGATACCAATAAATATGCGTGATGGTTGTATTTTAGGAATTGGAAAAGGAAATGAGGATTGGAACTATTCAGCACCGCATGGGGCAGGAAGAATAATGAGCAGGTCAAAAGCGAAAGCAATCGTTTCGTTGGAAGAATACAAAAAATCAATGAATGGAATATTTACTACTTCTGTAAACACTTCAACGATTGACGAAAGCCCTATGGCGTACAAGTCAATAAATGAAATAATGGAAAACATAAAAGATACTGTTGAAGTAGTTGACATTATAAAACCGATTTACAATTTTAAAGCAAGCGAATAAAAACAATTACCGACTAACAATTTGGAAGTTAGCCGCTAACCCTAAACATCTGAGGGCAAAGGATTTTTGCACCTTTGCTTATTTGAGCGGAGGTGCTTTTTTTAATGGCAAGTTTTGAATTGATAAGTGCTGTACAGGACTACGAGAAATACATATCGAATAACGGAATCAATGAACAGGTTATAGAATTATACTGTGATGCTGCAAAGGTTTCTATTGAGACTGAAAAAGATATTGAATACGGTCTTTCATTGACAAAAAGGGCAAAAGAAATTATCGAAACTCTAGTTTTAAACATGACAGGTTCTGATATATGGACTCTGGAAAAATACGCTCAAGATAACAATCAAGAATACAATCTCTTAAATAAATATTATGAAGTACTAAAACTTGAGAGCTATGAAAAATTGGAAAGCTTTATTTTTTACATGGAAAAAAATAGGCACTGGAGCAAAAGATTCTATTCTCCAAGAAGAAAGACGCTGAATGTTGTCGTACAAGACCTTGAAGATTTAGAAAACAGAAAAATTAAATTCTATGGGTTATCTATGCCAAGCCGCGTCGGTAAATCCACTACTTGTATTTTTTTCTTGAACTGGATTATGCTTCGCAGACCCAATAGCCATAATGCGATGGGCGGGCACTCTGGCATACTTGCAAAAGGTTTTTATAAAGAGTTATTAAATTTGATTTCTACAGAAGAATATTCATTTCAAGAATTATTTTATTATTGGCATCCGCGTTACATCAATAAACCTGTTATCTTGGACAAGAGCTCCGATGAGTTTACTATTACTCTCGGAAATTCAGACAGATTCGCAACTGTTACCTGTAGAGGTATTGATGGAACATGGACAGGTGCAGTTGACGTTTCAAAAGATGGATATTTATATGTAGATGACTTAGTTCGTGACCGAGAACATTCACTAAGCCCTGTCAGAATGGAGAATACCTTCCAAGAGTATTTGAACAAAATGGTAGACAGAAAAAATGATGGTGCAAGAGAATTGATGGTCGGCACTCTATGGAATGTATTAGACCCGTTGGAACGACTCAGAAAGCAGTATGAAAATGATACAGAATATAGATTTAGAAAAATTCCTGCTCTGGATGAAAATGACGAAAGTAATTTTGATTACGAAATAAACGGATTTTCAACCAAATACTACAGAGAAATGAGAGAAAGATTAGACCACGCTGAATGGATGGCTAAATTCATGCAAAGCCCTTATGTTCGTGAAGGTTTGCTGTTTGAAACTGATAGCCTCAGATATTTTAATGGTATTCTTCCAGATGGTGATTTCAGACGTATTGGAGTTGTAGACGTTGCATGGGGCGGAGGAGATAGCCTTTCAATGCCTATTGGTGCTGAATATGAAAATGGGGATGTTTATATTTATGACTGGGTATTTAACAAAGGAGCAAAAGAAATCACAATACCGCTTGTTGTTGGACGCGTAATGGGAAATGAGATTAGGCAACTAAGATTCGAGGGAGATACAGGTGGAGAACTTTATTGCAAATATGTAGATGAAAGTCTGATTGCAAACGGTTATAAATGCTCCTGTACAAGCAAAAAAGCATCAAATAGAATTGACAAATTATCGAAAATTATTGCTTACTCTGGGGACATAAAAAGAAAATTTGTATTTATATCCCCTGCTCGATTGAGCCAAAGTCAAATTGAAGAAGATGCAAAACTAGGAGTTCATAGATACAAAAGAAACAATGAGTATCAAGCAGCAATGGAAGAACTTGGAATGTTTGTAAGCATTGGGAAAAATAATCACGATGACGCTCCGGATAGTTTGACACAGTTAGCAATTTTCATAGAAAATCCAAATAATACCGCAAAAGTAGAAGCAGCTATCAATCCATTCAGAGGGGGTATGTCTTGGTGACGAAAGAAATCTTGAAGCAATACACTGATTTACAGCAGGAATGTGTTGAAGTGCGAAAAAAAATAAACACCCTTGAAAATCAGATAGCACGAATTGAACAGGATGGCAGCGTCAGAGACAAGGTTTCTGGTGGAATTGGCGGCTGGCAGAGTTTTACCATCGAAGGATTTCCTTACCCGGAATACAACCGTAAGAAAGCCTTGCTCTATTCCAGAAAGGCTACGCTTTGTGCCCTAGAAATGGAAATCATGGAAACTATCAATCAGATAGAATCGTTTATTGCGACCGTTGAAGACAGCCACATGCGGCGCATTATTCATCTTAGATTTGTCGAGGGGTTGTCTTGGGGGGACGTTGCAAAGCGTATCGGCGGAAATACAGAGGACAGCGTCAAGAAAATGTTCTATCGTTTTCTTGAAAAATGAGAAGTTGTCTCCAATGTCCCGAAAAAATCTGCTATAGTTACAATAAAGAATAATGCGAACAGACAAACGCTGGCACTTGCCAGTGTTTTTGTTTTGCCTTTTTTGAAAGGAGGTGCTTTATGAATAGTAGAACACTTCAAGATATCCTGCGTGGATGCTATGGCAGGAAAGTAGCGTATACGGACGCAGAGAAGATAACGCCCGATAACATCATAAGCGTACTTGGCAAGTGTATAGGCATTTTCAATCTCAATAAAACAGCGATTGATTACCTTTGGCACTACTACAAGGGAGACCAGCCGATACGTTATCGTCAGAAGATTGTGCGTGACGATATTGTAAATAAGATTGTAGAGAATCACGCCTATGAGATTGTGCAGTTCAAGGTTGGGCAGACATATGGCGAGCCTGTACAGTTTGTCAGCCGCAAGGACGATGAACGGATAAACAAGGCTGTTGACATTCTGAATGATTACATGGTTGATGTTGATAAACAGTCAAAGGATATTAAATCGGGTGAATGGCAGTCAGCAACCGGCACTTCCTTTAAGGCAGCTCAGTTCGCGGATGGAGATATAAAATTTCGCATTGTCTCCCCCACTCCACTGAACACCTTTGTCATTTACAACCGCAGCACAGAAGAACCGATACTGGCTGTACAGGAATTGAAAAATAAGAATGGTGAATGGTATAAATTATGCTTCACCGAAACACATTCCTGCGAAATACATAATTCGAACGTTGCGAATTGGAAACTTCATGCTTTCGGCGGCATACCGATTGTGGAATATCCTAATAACCATGAGAGGTTGTCGGATATTGAACTTGTCATCGATATTCTAGATTCTATCAACAATATGCAGTCTAACCGAATGGATTCTATTGAGCAGTTTGTTCAGTCATGGGTGAAATTCGTGAACTGTGATGTGGATAGCGAAACCTATCAAAAGATGAAACAGCAAGGCGCACTGGTAGTCAGGTCCAATAACGGCGAAAACAAAGCCGATGTCGATATCATGACACAGGAACTGAACCAGACAGAATCACAGGTCGCAAAGGATGACCTTTGGGATAACGCCCTTTCTATCCTCGCAATCCCAAATAAAAACAATAATAACTCTGGCGGCGATACGCAGGGTGCGGTACAGCTTCGTAATGGTTGGGACTTCTCCAAGACGAGAGCGAAACTGAAAGACCCTATCGTAAAAGCGGCAGAGAAACGCCTTGCAAAAGTAGTGCTGAATATCATTCGCATTAAGCATAAGGATTTAGGTATTACTACAAGGGATTTTGATGTGCAGATAAATCATAGTCCGCAGGACAATATGTACACAAAATCGCAGACACTCTATCAGCTTTTGCAGGCAGGAATACATCCTCTTATCGCGGTTAAGACGGTCGGTTTGTGGGGGGATTCCGAAAAAACCTTCCTTCTCTCTAAGCCGTATATGGATGCTTTGTGGCATACAGCGGAAGAAAAGGAAGAACAGGAACGAAAGGCAGCGGAGATTGCAAAACAGTCTCAAACGGTTGCAGAAGAATAAAGAGGTGGTTTCATGTCAAGAATCCCGAATGACGAATTGCATACAGAGAAAATTGTATATGAAACCTATTTCGGCGAAATGGAAATATCTGACGAAGAAAAGAAAGAACGGCTTGAGTTGGCAAAAGAACTTGAGCCGATTTTTATTTCTTTTTTTTATGCTTTCTTGGAACGAGAAAGAAATGAAGGAGACTTCATTCAAAGTCTTTCCGCTGAATACGAAAAGGCGGCGTTAAAGTTTCTAAAGGTCAGAGAGACACCAGCATACATAAAAGAATATTCGGAGAAAATCACAGAAGATATTATCCGAACAACCGTTGAAAATAAGGATACGCCCTACTTTACATCTGTTGAGCGTGCCATGAACATTGCGGCGAACGAAGCAAATACCATAGGCAACTACCGAGAATACACCAGAATGGTTAAGCAGGGTTATAAGTACAAGACTTGGATAACCATGCTTGATGATAAGGTGCGGCATACACACGCCGAAGCGAATGGATATAAAGTCGGGATATTCGATTCTTTTCAAATAGGTGCATCCGAGATGTCTTTCCCTCGTGACTACTCTTTGGGAGCGAGCGCAGAGGAAATTGTAAATTGCAGATGCAGTCTTAAATACACGAAAACTTAAACAGTCCTTAGCGGCTGTTTTTTGTTTGCAAAAAAAATAAGTAGCTATGCGGTAAATAGCAAAACTCGGCAGGTGCGACCTGCGGTAACAAAAGCGTGAGTAAAAGAACAGGAGGTAATAACCATGAAACGAGAAGATGTGCTGAAACTTTTCCCAGAGGCAACCGATGAACAGATTACTAATCTGCTGAATCAGAGCAACAAGGAAGTGTTGAACGAAAAAAACAAAATCGCACAGTACAAAGAAAAAGCCGATAAGGCAGACGAATTACAGGCAAAGATTGACGAATTGGAATCAAACGGTTTGTCTGAAACTGAAAAAGCCAATAAAGCGTTGGAAACAGCAAATGCCAGAATCGCAGAACTTGAAAAGGCGCAGACATTGGCAAACCAGAGAGCGGCGGCGGCCGAAAAATTCAAAGTAACCGCTGAACAGGCGGCGCAGATTGTGAAGGATGACGGCACATTTGATTATGACGTTCTCGGTCAGATTATTACCGAAAAAGAAACGGCAGCAGCCAAAGCCAAGGAAGATGAAATTGCGGCAGGCAGTCAGAATCCCGGCGGCGGTACTGGCGGAAACGGAAAAGAAGAAACGGACGCTGAAAAGATGGCAAAGGAAATCGGCGGTGCTTTTTCCGATGCAAATAAAACGGCGGAATCTGTATTGAAAAATTATATGTAAGGAGGATGAAAAAATGAAGTTTAAAGAATCAAGAGTAACTACGCAAAATGAAATTCTGAAAAGAAAACTTGGCGGTGAATTGTTCACACCTATCACTCTGGATGCATCGGCGTTTACAGATGGCGTTTGCAAGGCTGGGAATCCCATTTCAGCAGAGGGGAAAAAGGTAAATGGTGGAAGTGGTGATTCGGCGGCAGTCGGTATCCTGCTTTATGACGTATACGATTCTAACCCCAACGGAACTATCATCAAGGCTTTTGCTTGCGTGAATGAAGCAAATGCGAACGCGAACGCAGGAATTACGATTGCGGCGGCGGTAAAGACTGCACTGCCACTGATTGTATTTGAATAAGGAGGTGCAAAAGAATGAATATCAGAGATGTATATAACGCAAAGGCGATTGCCCTTGTGCAGACAGAAGTGGCAAGTAACAGAATCCCCTATCTTGGCGAAGGTCTGTTCCCTGCAAAAAAGAAAATGGGTCTTGACCTGAAATGGATTAAGACTTCAAAGGGACTTCCTGTTTCTCTGAAACCTTCCAATTTCGATGCGGTTTCTACACTGAGAAGCAGAGAAGGGTTCAAGATGACAGAAACAGAAATGGCGTTTTTCCGCGAATCTATGCTTGTCAAGGAAATTGACGAACAGGAAATCATGCGTGTGCAGGATACAGCGGACCCATACGCAAAGGACGTACTGAGAAGAATTTTCGATGATACCAACACACTGATTGACGGCGCAAAAGTTGTACCAGAAAGAATGATTATGCAGCTGTTAGCCCCTTCTGACGGTTCTCCTAAAATCTCTATACAGGCAGATGGTGCTACATACGCATACAACTATGACCCTAACAACGAGTACAAAACAAACAACTTTGCGGAACTGACAACAACAACCGATAAATGGTCTGATACCGAAAACTCTGACCCTATGGATGATATCGCGACCGCGCTGGATTCCGTAGAATCCAGAACAGGCGAAAGACCTTCTATTATGATTGTTTCCAGAAAGACCATGGACTATCTGAAACAGAATAAGAAAATCAAGTCCGCAATTCTGGCACAGAATGTAACGGCAAATATCTTCATGAACGATAACAGGGTAAAGGAAATCTTCTCTGCTGAATTGGGTATCAGCATTGTTGTTTATTCCAAGCAGTACAAAAACGAAGCCGGCACCGCTGCCAAATTCTATCCAGATGGTTTCGCGACACTGATTCCTAACGGCGCACTGGGTAACACATGGTACGGTACTACACCAGAAGAAAGAACGCTGATGGGCAGCAAAGATGCGGATGTATCCATTGTCAATACAGGTGTTGCAGTTGCGGTAACGGTTTCTAATGACCCTGTGCAGACAAAGACAACCGTATCCGAAATTGTACTGCCCTCTTATGAGAGAATGGACAGCACCTATGTTATTAAATGCTACTAAAAAGGAGGTCGGTTAAATGAAATTCGACCACAAAGTAAAACATAACGGCATCTGGTATGAGCCTTTCGAGGAAGTTCCAGATTCTAATGGCAAGAAAGCCTATACAAAAAGCGAAATCGCGCGCATGCCTGTTGATGAACTGCGACAGTTAGCGTTGAAGGTTGGAATTGATGGCGCGGCTGAAATGAACGGCACAGAGCTGAAACAGTATATCTTGTCTGCGTTTGGCATGTAAGGGGAGTGATTGCTTATGGCTGATTACAGCATTTTGGAGCAAGTAAAAATCAGACTGCGGCAGTTTCACGTTGACGAGAATGATATCGTGGTATTCGACCGTAAAGAAGAAAACCCACTCTTAAATCAACTGATAGAGCAGGCAAAAAAAGAGATTGCCATAAAGCGTATGTATCCAGATACATACTCGGAGGATGATATTGCGGAGGATTTGAAAAGGTTTGAGAACAATATCGTTGACTTGGCAGTATATGACCGCTCACAGGCAGGAGAAGCATATATGGCAAGCTATTCTGAAAACGGAGTGAGCCGTTCTTGGAAGAATAGAGAGGATTTGTTCTTTGGCGTATACCCGTTTGTAAAGGTTCTGTAAATTGGTTAAAGCGAACCAGCTTTAGTCGTTTTTAGTGCGTTGCCGTTTCAAAATGTTAAGTATACTTTCAATAATTCTATAGAATAATGAAAGTTTGAGCGAAAATAAATGAAATTTCATTAAATTTTCTACTTAATTTTCAATTAAATTCTATAGATTTCTATTTCTTAACGAAACGGCAGCAGGGGCGCATCGTATCAAGTGGCGGTGGGCTGATGCGCAATTATTAAGCAGAAAGGCGGTACAGAAATGCAAGTCGAAATAGCATACCTCATAAGTATAGTATCTTTGGCATTTTCCGTCTTTTTCGGGTTGAAAAGTAGCAAGCATACAGACACAAAGGATATTGAGGAGCGTGTGAAGGATAACACCAGAATCAATATGAAACTGGATGCTATCGCAGGAACAACACAGGAAATAAAGTCGGAAATATCCACAATGAGAGAAGAAATCAATAAGCACAATGATAAGATTATCAAGTTGGAGCAGAGCCTTAAATCTGCACATCATAGGCTTGATACTCTTGAGGAACGAATGAATCATGAGTAGGTGGTTTCAAATGCTCGATATTAACAGACAAAAGATGTTCTATGCAAAGCAAATCGGTCAAGTCCCTGTCTATGATACGGACGAGGATGGGAATTTGAAATACATCACTGTGGGCGGAAACAAAGTACCGATAGAAACAGGGGAATACACAATGGGATACGGTGTGCCTATACCCTTCCATTCCTCCATAAGCAACAAATTGAGCGAATCTCTTATTAAGGAGTTTGGTGTTGATAATTCAACAAATTTCGTTCAGATTGTCGATGACAAGGGAAAACTTCCTTTGTCTGTCGGGGACTTGGTGTGGAAGAAATCAGCGGTGCAGTATAAAGCGGCAATGGTCGATAAGACAAGCTGTGATTACATTGTCAAAGGCGTTGCGGATGAAGGTCTGACGGTTGATTTGTTTCTTTTGCAAAAGAATGTAAAGTAGGTGCAATATGGAAAATAAAACTGTAAATATTCTCGGAGAGGAATATTCAATTATGTTTGTGGATGAATATCCGGAACGGTTTTCGGATTTCGAGGAATCATCGGACGCTCTGTGCAATTTCTATGACAAAGTGATTTATGTATTAAATCCAAAAGAAAAAGACCTAACGAAAGATGGAAAAATCAACTTAAACAAAAGGAAACTTAGGCATGAGATAGTCCATGCCTTTCTTTTTGAAAGTGGTTTATCTTCCAATACACATGGAATTTATGGCGCATGGGCTGAGAACGAGGAAATGGTTGACTGGATTGCAATACAAGCACCAAAAATATTAAAAGTGTTCCAAGAACTTGAAATTTTGTAGGTGGTTCTATGTCTAAGAAAATATCAATCAACATCATGTCCAATAAGTCCATCCAGAACGCCGTAAAAGAGGTTGAGAACTACGCATATAGCTTAGCCGATAAATGTAACGAGTTTGCGAAAAAACTCGCTCAAATCGGCGCACAGACCGCCAAAATGAAGGTTGCTCAATACGATGCTGTTTATACAGGAGAACTTCTTAGCAGTATCAATTATGAGCAAGGGGCGGTTATTAAAAAAGGTGCAACGTGGATTGTGTACACTGGATGCGTTTGGGCAAAATTTATTGAATTCGGTACAGCCGTTGTCGGGAAGGAAAATCCGCATCCCGATATTGGCATTGTTGGTTGGAAGTATGACGTAAATAATCATGGAGAAAAAGGATGGTTTTACTTTCGTGACGGCGAATGGCACTGGACAAAGGGTATGCCCTCTCGCCCATTTATGTATGAAACTTCCATAGAATTAGCAGAAAAGATTGCGGAAGTTGCAAAGGAGGTGTTTGGTTGAGTGATAATTCATGGGCTTATGACATTGGGACGGTTGTATTTTCAATCGTAAAGACGAAGGCTAAGCCAAAATTAGAGCCGAAATATCCGACCATATACTTCACAAGCAACGGAAAGAAGTTAAGTGATGCTATCTTCCCTACCGTCTATATTCATCGTATGGCGGCAGCGGAGCGTGGAACAGACCTTGAGGGACTTTCCATAAACGCAACATTGGAAACCTTCCAAGTTGATGTATTTACAAACACAAGCCAATCGGATGTAGGCAGAATAATGTCTGTTGTAGCAGACGTATTCAAAGAAATGCGGTTCAAGGTTATTGCCCTTCCAGAATTTAATGAGGGGGATACATACAGAAGTACCGCAAGATTCCAAAGAGCAATAGGAGCAAATGACAGTTTAACGTGATAAAGCCGTTTAGGGCTTTATTTTTTTATGCAAAAAAGGAGGAATGAAATATGGCAGTAGCAGGTATTTCCAGTTTGGGAATCACATTTGGTTATGGTGTGGAAACCACAGCAGGAACAAAACCAGCAAGCTTCAAAAAGCTTACAAGAATAAATACTATCGGCGGCATTACTATTGAGCCAGAACAGATTGACGCTTCTGCACTGGAAGATGAAATCACAAGATATGTTAAGGGCAGAGCTGACACAGGTGGCTCTTTCAATATCACTGTAAACCTTACTGATGATACCAGAAAAGAATGGGAGAATCTGATTACAGAATACAAAGGTCTGACAGGCGGCAAAAGAATGTGGTTTGAAACAATCGTGCCCGGTTTTGAAAACTCTTTCTTTGTTGTGGCACAGCCTCCCGAACAGATTCCACAGCCAGAAATCAGCCAGAACGAACTTTTGACAGTTGAAATGCCGCTGACGATTGAAGAATATAAGGGCATGGATGTTACGGTTGCGTTCGCGGGGGAATAAAACGCTATTCGCAGAATGAACAGGCTGTGACGGATAGCGAAGAAAACGCCAATTCAGCCGAGTATTATTACTAAAAAACATAAAGGGATGGAGAAAAACCATCCCTTTTTATTTATTCAGAAAAAGGAGTTATGCAAATGAAAAACTTTACCATTAACAGAAAAGTGTATAAGGCAAAAGAGTTTGATTTTAACCTTGTTTGCGACTTGGAGGATGAAGGTATTTCTCTTGAGGTTATGCAGGATAAACCTATGTCTATGATGAGGGCGTATTTCGGTATCTGTGCTGGCATTGGAAGAAGTGCAGCTGGGGAAGAAATGCAGAAACACATTGTTTCTGGCGGAAGTTTTGAGGAAATGGCAGAAGCTATGTCTGATGCTATGGAACAGTCTGATTTTTTTCGGGCTGCCAACAAGACAACAGAAGCGGAAACTGCGGAAAATCAGAGCGAAGCGGAATAAGAAAAAACTACAAATCGTTTCGTGAATTGTTGATTTCTGAATGGTTTCCACAGGCATACGCTATTGGAGTTTCGTGGGATGAATTTTGGAGAATGAATCCAAGAATATTGTCTGCGATTGCAGAAGGATATAGCCAACGTGTCAAAAAAGAAGATTACCTGAATTGGATAAACGGTCAGTATACGCTTGCCGCCGTTACTGTCGGTGTAGAGCGAAATTTGGCAGGAAGAAAAGCGAAATCCGAATATCCCAAAAATCCGTTCTTTGAAGAAATCGAAAAGCAGAACAAACCTCTTTCCGATGATGAATTGCAAAAGCAGCGTGAATTGTTTGTTGAGCGTTTGAAAACCATGCAGTCTAACTTTGAAATCTCTCACGGGAAGGTGGTGGAAATGAATAATGAGTGAAATAGATAAACTTGAGATAAAGATTGTGGCGGATGCCGCCGATGCGGAAAAGTCTGTCAAAAAGCTAAGCAAGACTATTGAGGGTATCGGGAAAACAGGGGATTCCACAAAACAGATTCGTGAAATTAAATCTGCTTTGGAGAGCATTAAAACGCCAGAAATAGAGATTAACGGAATAAAAGAATTTGCGAAACAAGCAAGAATCATAGCACAAAACTTTTCAAAAGCCGCAAAAAGCGCAAAGGAAATCGGCGCTTCGTTAAAAGGCGTGAATCTCGGACAACTTGCAAAAAAGTCAAAAAAAGAATCTGCACCTGTTGAAGATTATAGCCATTTGAAGGACATCCCTATTTTTGACATGGGCAAGCAGATTAACGGTAAGCCAATACAGGATGCCGCAAAAAATATGTCTGATTTAACGAGTGAAACAAGTGGTGCTGTTTCCGTTGCAGGACAGCTTGCCGCCGCAATGGGACGTGTTTCTGAAAACGCCGCAAAAACAGACAGATTTTCTGGAATAGAAAAAGAGATTTCAAAAAATCTTGGTATGACAGGCGTTCTGGATATTGATAACGGAAAATTCGCTGAAACCATAGAGGAATCAAAAAGCCTTATCAATGGATTTAGAGTTGACTTAGAAAAACTCGGACTTAGTGAAATTAAGTTTCCGGAAGTCGAAAAGGCAGAACGAGAATTTAAAAATATGGAAAATACGGTTAGAGTTCTGACCGAAACCATAGAAGAATTGAAATCGTCTGGTGCAAATGCAAAACAGTTAAAGCCGCTTGAAAAGCAGTTGGAGAGAATAAGCCAAAAATCAAAAATAGCAAATCTTAATCTGAAAGATACTATTGCACTTGCACGCTCTAAAATACCGAACATTCAAGAGGGTTTGCAGGAAAATCAGAGTAAAAAAACGCAACGAGAAGGAGCGAGGAAACGCTCAAATAAATCTCGCGGGCGTTCATCCGGTGGGATTTTTGGTCGCTCTGGCGGTCGAAATAGCTTTTCTTTGCCAAAAATGGTTGGTATGTCTGTACTGTACTCCACTGTATTTCAGCTGATTGGTACCATACAGTCTGCATTTGCAGAAGGTATGCAGAGTTTAGCGCAGTACAGCCAATCGGTAAACGCCAATATTTCCTCTATGATGTCCGCTTTAATGCAGTTGAGAAACGCATTTGCGGCGGCGTTTGAGCCTATTCTTTCTGTTGTCGCGCCCTACCTTGCTACTTTCATTAGTTGGCTTGCGAAGGCAATCAATATGTTGGGACAATTCATTGCGGCACTGACAGGCAAAGGATATGCGGTGCAGGCTAAAAAAGTGCAGATGGACTACGCTAAAAGCCTTCAAAAAACGGCAGGCGGCGCAGGAAAAGCGGCTAAGGCATTAAAGGAAATGCAGGACTATACGCTCGGATTTGATGAATTGCACATCATAGACACTAAGCAGAACGATAGCGGCGGCGCGGATGGCGGTGCAGGCGGCGGTGCAGGAGACCTTCTCCCTACCGATATGTTTGAAACTGTCGAGATTGATTCCAAGATAAAAGGTCTTGCCGACAGAATAAAAGAAGCGTTTAAAACAGGAGACTTTTACAGCCTTGGTGCTGATTTAGGAAAAAAATTACAAGATGCGCTCGGTAGTATCGACTGGGATGCAATATATGAAAAGGCAGACAAATTCGGCACAGGATTGGCAAGTTTTTTAAACGGCTTAATATCGCCCGATACATTTTCTGTTTTAGGGGCAACAATAGCAGGCGCATTGAACACCGCATTGCATTTCCTTGATTCGTTTGGCACTACATTTGATTGGTCTAATTTCGGGCTATCCATAGCGGCTGGAATTAACACGTTTTTCTCCACTTTCGATTTTGTCCTTGCCGCGGATACGGCTAATAAATGGATAAACGGTATTTTAACCACATTGATAAAAGCCGTACAGGGTACAGATTGGGCAATGATAGGAGAAAAAATTGGAACATTCATAAAGGAAATTGATTTTGTCACCATTCTGTCCAATATCGGAACGCTGATATTTGAAGCAATATCGGCGGCACTTGAAGCGTGGAATGGTTTTGTTGATGTTGCGCCGATAGAATCAACTATCATAGCCGCTGTTGCGTTATTGAAATTTACTGGTCTGGGTGCTTCAATAGCCAAAGCAATCGCAGCACAGATAGCAGGCTCGGAGATTGTTACTGGTATAGGAACTGCTATTGCTGGTCTTGGACCGAAGATTGCAGGATTTATATTAAGTCCTTGGACGCTTGCCATAGGGGCGGCTATATTAGCCGTTTTTATGACTATAAAGCATTGGGATGAGATAAAAGAGTTTCTTGCGAAGTTGTGGGATGGTATTAAGAAAACAGTAGTCGAAGTATGGGACTCTATTAAAAATTTCTTCAAAACAACATGGGATGAGATTGTAAGCTACTACCCAGAGAAATGGAATGAATTAAAGACGGCAACCTCTGAATTGTGGGAAGCCGTCAAAACAACCATTTCTGAAAAATGGACTGCAATTAAGAATTTCTTCACGGAAACAATACCGCAGATTATAAGTGATATTGTTGGTTGGTTCTCTGAATTGCCATCTAAAATTGGCACTGCAATTTCAACTTTAATATCCTCCATCTTCCCTACATGGGGAAATGATATCTCAACTTGGATTTCATCTTCAATACCAGAAAAAATCAAAATGATTATCGACCTGTTTAAAGGAATACCACAGGGCGTATACAATGCCGTAACATCCATGGGTCGGAAGATTGAAGAAATCGGCAAGTGGATGTGGAAGGGCATTAAAAAAGGTTTGCTTTCTTTAGTGCCTTCTGGCGTGAAGGAAGTTGTAAGTGGAATACTTAGCGGTACAAAGAGCGCGGCGGAAATTCACTCTCCTTCTAAACTGTTTAAGCGAGAGGTCGGTGCTTATCTGGGCGCAGGTATCGTTGAAGGTATGGAAGAATCCGTCAAAGGTGCAGGCAGTGTTATTGATGAAATCGTAGACAAAGTATCTGGCGGTGGCAGTCTTGCGCCTGTTGTATCGGTCGAAGCACCAGATATTTCACAGTGGGATGCGACATGGGCTACATTGAGAGAAAATTTTACAGTGCTAAAGGAAGATATCATTTCAAGTATGAATACATTCTATTCGAGCATAAGTGCTATGACAACGAATTTTAGTACGGTTTCCAAGGCGCAGATAACAGCTTATCTGTTAAAAGTTTACGATAACATTTACAACACGTTTGATGCTATCAGACAGACCTTGCAGCAAGTATCTGATGAGGTCACAAGGATGCTAAACCAGATGGTTTCGGACGCAAACTCACTGGCAGGACTGACAGGAAAGAAATACAGTCATGTCGGCGGCTACAATATGCAACAGGCGCAGCGTTTCAATATAGAAATGTTTGCGAATGGCGGTTTTCCTCGGTCTGGCGAACTGTTTATTGCAAGAGAGGCAGGACCGGAACTGGTCGGAAGTATTGGCGGCAAAACAGCCGTTGGCGGCAATGACCAGATAGAACGTGCAATTTTTAATGCTGTTTTAACGGCTATGTCACAGGCAATGGCGAACGGCAGCAGTCAGCCAATCGAACTGAACCAGAAGATTGAACTGGATGGTGACGTTATCTATAACAATCAACAGAGAGTATCCGCAAGACGAGGGATCAACTTTGGTCTTGGGGCATTTCAAAGGTAGGTGGTTTTTGTGGCAGTAATCAGATATAACGGAACAGAAATTACCTGTCCTTCTGTGCAGGAATACGAAGGTCAACAGATGGTTGACAGCGGCAGAAATGCAAGAGGCGTTGCGGTGGCTCAAAAGATAAACCGCCGCCAAGTGAAATTGACATTGGAGTGGAAGGTTATTTATCCAAAGGAATTGCAGAAGATTTTGCAGTTGATTGAAACCTTCATAGGAAACGTAACCTACTATGACCCAAAAGAAGGTAAATTCATCACAAGAGAAATGTATTGGGGTGATTATTCCGTTTCTACATATTGGGTGTCCGAGAATGGCACACCGAAAATGTTTATAGGGTTAAAGACATCCCTTATCGACACAGGGAAATAGCGGGGCGGTGGTTTTATGTATCCAGTAACAGCAAAATGGAAAGAGGAAACAGAGCAAACGCTCCGCAATCCTTCTTATGTTAGAATTGTATTTGGCGTGACAGACCCAGACGCACCCGGCTTGAGTACGCCAACAGATAACGGACATTTGCCGTACAGTGATGTTGATAGCGTGGATGTCGGCACAACCGCCCCATCCACCTATCAGACGTTGGAGCGAAATAGATTTATTCTGGACGGAAAGAACCCTCTGCCGCCGGAGAGCAACCCCATCTATCAGGGATATGCAGGATTGACAATCAGCGGCGATGCAGGGACATACACTACAAAGCCGCTTGTGAAAATTTCATTCGGCGATTATGTGCAGTTTCCCGGTTTGACCTTCCAGTTTGATGACAGCATGGGTGATTACCCGAACAGTTTTCGGATTCTGGCAAAGAAAGATTCTGTATCTGTATTCGATAAAACCTACTCGCCTGATACTACATATTGGGAAATGACAGACCAGATTCCGTTATGCAACGAACTGTCCTTCTATTGGCTGAACTCAAATATACCACACCGCAGGGCGAGATTGCTTTCCTTGGTGTACGGTCTGGTTAGCCGATTGGGCTCGGACGATATTGCAAGTTGTTCTTCTACAAAGGAGATTGACTTGCTTTCGTCTAAGATTCCAAAGCAGGAATTTGAATTTACGCTGATTGATACGCAAAGAAGATATGACCCAGAAAACCCATCTGGCTTATGGGAGTATCTGGAAAGCAGACAGCCTGTGAATTACCAGTACGGCTATGAATTGTCGGACGGCTCTATTGAGTGGATACCTTGGGGCTTGTCCTATTCCTCTGGGGATTTTGAAGTATCAAAGCAGGGCGTTGTGGCAGAGGTCAGCATAAAGTGCGTAGGTCTGGCAGACCATTTGGCAATGACCTATGACGAGGGCGTGTATTCGGCGGCAGGAAGAAGTTTGTTCGACCTTGCGACAGATGTTATGAGGTTTGCTGGATTTGAAAATACAATCGAACTGGATAATGCGTTGAAAACAATCTACACGCACAATCCCCTTCCATCCTCCAAAGTGAACGAGTGTTTGCAGCTGATAGCCAATGCAGGGCGTTGTATCATGAACCATAGCCGCGGCGGTTATATTCAGATTTTGCGCGAGAATGACAGCGCGACAGGATTTGATATCAACTTCGACAAAATGACGGATACGCCGACAACAACAAAGATACCTCCCCTTCGCAACCTGTCTGTGGAGTATAACTCCATAAAGGTCAACTCGGAGGTAACGGCGGCGGTCAATGCGGCTGAGGTATCGTCCAACGTGGCGCATGAATACACCTTCACCCATTCGGCGTATACGAACCAACAGATTGTATTAAGCAGCGGCTTAACAATGGTCGGCACGGCAAAATTCTACGCCTACAAGACCGTTGTAACGCTCAAGGGGACAGGTACTGTCACTATCAATGGGAATAGCCTTACGGAGAATAAAATCGAGTACAGGAAGAAATACAGTGACGTAGGCGAGGATTTGAGCGGCGTTAGCAATACGCTCATTGACAACCAGACGGACGCTATCGCATACGCAAACTGGGTAGCGGCGGTTACTCTGCGGCGCAACACTTACAGTGCGCCAGACAGAGGATATCCCGAACTGGACGTTGGCGATTCTGTCAACTTCACAAGCAACTTCGCGAATGAAACGCCTGTTACCGTGGTTCAGCAGAAATTGACCTATAACGGCGCAATCAAGGGCGAGTGCCAATATATTATTGGGGGTGGTAGCTAATGGCTTGGATAACACCGATTTTTAACCGAACTGTAACCGACACTGTTACGGCGAGAACGGCTCAGGCGAACGAGGAAAACAATAAGGGCGCACTGAACTATCAGGACTTGAACCGCATTGAGGGAAACCATAAGGAACTGATGCGGTGGCTTGAAAATGAAGGATACTACATCCCCAGAACATACAGAAACTACAAGGAGAGTTTCAACGGCATAACCTACACTGATTGGCAGGAAGTCAATATACCTTGGCTTTCGGAAATCAACCGTATCCGAGCGAATTATACCGCTTTGGTGCGGTTGTTTTTGGTTGGCTTGGGTTTGCCTGTGTTCGGAGAAAGCAATTACCTTGACTGGCAGGAAGTTAACGATTGGGAACGGGTTGCCGCGGTCGGCAAGGAAATGACAGAAAATATGAAGCAGGAATACATCCCCTGCGGAACGATAAACAGCGGAGGTGAACGATTGCTATGAAGGATTTTTTAGATAGAATCCCAACACAGGCGGGGCGGAGAAAAATCACCCATGCAGATGGAACAAGCGAATATGTAACGGTTGAAATGGCTGACGAACCATCCGTAGAGGGTACGCCATTAAACAGAGAAGCCCTCATGAATGTGCAGGGGTTTTCAAGTGAAGATACTACTATTAGTACATCTGGTAATGTAACTACAGTTACAATAACTCACAGTGATGGTGGAAAAACTGTTACAACAATTACAAAGAATTCTGATACATTAACTACTGTAGTATCTAAGTATACTGGACCTACGGGTAACGTAATCACGAAAACTACTACAATAGATACTAGCGGTTCAGTAACTAGGATTGGAGGTGTTGTATCATGAGTTGGGACGTAGGCGCATGGGTAATTGCTACAGTTAATTCAGTATTAGGTACTCTGATTCAAGCACATGGCACACAAACATTCACATCAAATGGCACGTTTACCGTTCCTGCTGGCGTGACGAAAATTTGGATTACTGCCTGTGCAGGTGGGCAGGGAGGCACCAGACATCGTAGTAGTGGTTCTTATTATCAAGGCGGAAAAGGAGGCGATGGCGGCGAGTGCATCATAAGGGAGCCGTATGCTGTTTCAGCAGGACAAGCAATAAGCATTACTGTTGGCAACGGTGGTAGTGTAGGTTCAAATGGCACACCTACAATTATCGGAAACCTCGTTACACTCCGAGGTGGAGGTACTGCAACAGGGCTTGTTGGTGCTGGTGTTGGTGGTGAAGGAGGATTATATTACAGCGACAACCCCAGTAATCGTGGGGCTGAATATGGACTAGATGGTGCTAGAGGTAATGGAGGTACAGTGGCGGATAGATCGGTAAGAAGTTCCCCAAATGGTGGAGGTGGCGGCGGTTCTTATGGCTGCGGAGGAAATGGTGCTGATTCTTCAAAGGAGGCATCTCAATTTCCGCCAGGTTATGGTGGTGGCGGTGGCGGCGGTAGTTATAATTATACTGGTGCATCTGCTGGCGGCGATGGCATCGTCATCATCGAATGGTGAGGTGAGAATATGAAAACTTACGCAATGATTTTACAAAACAGAGTGATTGACGTTCTGAAAAACCAAGAAACAGAGCCGCATTATCCACCCGACCCATCGGGCAATCCTGTGACTGCCATTCCCTGTGACGATACGGTTACGCTTGGCATGATTTATGACCCCGAAACAAACACTTTCACAGAATACACACCGCCCGAACCCGAACCCATCCCCGAACCAAAACCATCCCAGCTTGACCGTATTGAGGAGCAGTTAAACGCCCTTGCGGCGGACAGCGTAACGGTAGAAAAATTAGAGGCGGCAATCAGTGAGGGGGTGAACGAAGTATGATGGAAACAATTAAGCACATGGCAAAGTTAGCGGCGCAGGCGGTACAGGAGAAAGCGGACACTATGACAGGAACGGAATTAAACGCTGAGGACAGGTTTATTCCTGATTTTCAGACAGCGAAAGAAAAAGAAAATATGCTCAATCGCCCTGTCGGGTTTGTCTGTAAGAGTACCGCAGAGCGCGTGGTAAAGCTGCTACAGAAATATGACAGCACCATTTACACCGCCGAACCCGAGGAATTGCCTGCACAGTGGGGTTTTGTATGGAGTGATGACCCTGCGAAGGCAAAGCCCTTTATCTCGCTGGCAACCAGCCCCTACGCGAAGGGGGACTGTTGCACGGAGAATGGCGTTTGCTATCGCTCGACCATCGATAACAATACTTGGAAGCCCTCGGAATACCAGCAGGGCTGGGAGAAAGTAGGTTGATCGTATGGCAAGAAAAATGGAAACGAGCAAGAAACTTGTTTACATATCTGATTTTGTAGCAATCTGCCTGAGTGCAGCGGTTATATATGGTACTTTCGTCACAGAGAAAGACATATCTCCGCTCGCACAGGTGGCGGTTGCTTCAATTACAGAGTGCGGCGTTGCAAACGGTTTCTATTATTGGAAATCGAAAAATGAAAACAGGTACAAATATGTTATCAAGTTGATTCGTGAATGGGCTGAAAAATACGGCATTGAAGCCGTTATCCGTATTGCTGATATTGTATTGAAAGAATGAAAGGAGATGTAGAAAGTGGGTAAGATTACATTCTTAATGGAAAACTGGTATCTGGTGGTTGCGTTGATGGCGGTCACAGGGATGGTCGGTGTATTTATCGGGCGGTTTCTGAAAATGCCAACGGCGGCACAGAGGGAAAAGGTCAAGGAGTGGCTGTTGTGGGCGGTCACGCAGGCAGAAGCGGAGTTGGGGAGCGGAACAGGCAAGCTGAAATTGCGGCAGACCTATGATTTATTCGTGCAACGGTTCCCTGCATTAGCTATGGCGGTATCCTTCGACACCTTCTCTATGTGGGTGGATGAAGCACTGGAGGAAATGCGAAAAATGCTGAAAACCAATGCCAGTATAGAAAAAATCATAAAGGGCGGCGATAAGAAATAACAGAAATGGCATTTCGCTTAAATGGAGGTGATGGCAAATGGCAAAAATGACTGGAAAAGAACTGGTAAAGTTTTGTAGAAGCAAGGTCGGCACTGCCTATGTCTGAGTTTACGGTATGAAAGGCACTGTAATGACAGAAGCCAACTACAACTATCTGAAAAACAAATACGGCAAGATGGTATGGAACAGTGACCGAAAGAAAATAGGCAAGGTTTGCGTAGACTGCTCTGGTCTGATTTCATGGGCGTGTGGCGTAAAACTCGGCAGTACCCAATGGAAAGAACGAGCAAAAAGCGTCAATCCGATATCAACCATCGAAAAAGCACCCATCGGGGCGTTAGTCTGGATGCAGGGGCATATCGGGGTATACACAGGAATGAAGAACGGATACCCCTACTACATAGCTGCCGACGGCTCTGCTTACGGTGTGCGAGAAGTCCCCCTGCGGTGCAACAAATTCACACACTGGTTGCTTGTAAATGATGTTTTCGACTATGAAACGGAGGATGAAGAAGTGGTAGAGAAATGCAAGGTTATCATTGATGGAAAGGAACACGTTGCGGAACGCATTTTGAAGGATGGCACTAACTATATCAAAATTCGGGATGTGGCAGACGCTATCGGCTACAACATCACAAGCAAGGGCAGTATTGCGGTACTGACGAAAAAATAACCATTTACTTGGGTTCACGAAAATGGTAGAAAAGATATGATAAATCGATTGACTTTTCGCCACACATAAAGTATAATTGAGACAATCTACATGAAATTCTGCATAGTTAAAGATAGGAGAGTGATTTTATGACAATGTTAGATATTCTTAATCGTAGATTGCCAGACTGCATTACCGTTGTGAACCACAAGGAAAAGTCGAGCAAATTCATAATTACATTTTTGTATGACGGAAAAGAAATAAATGGGGAACTTCCAAAAAACTGCGTCCCTGGAAAAGAAAAAGAAATTTGCGACTTCACTATTCAAACATTGATGACAAGTTATATGCTTAACAGCGGAGACTTAGAAGGAGCAAAGATATGGAAAGACTACGCACTTTCTCGCAAAAAGATGGGCAGACCAAAATCAAACAACCCGAAGGAAATCAAATACAGCATACGAACTGACGAGGAAACGGAGAAAAGGCTTGAAAGGTACTGTGCGGAGTACAATATCACTAAGGGGGAGGCGTATCGCAAGGGGTTAAACCTTCTTCTTGAACAGGTCGGAATTTAGAAAATAACCATTGTGTTGACCTCAACAAAATGGTATAATAACAGTACACCCTTTCGTAAAAGCTGCAATCCTAAGCTACACAAAAATCGGGAGTATATCAATTTCGGTATACTCCCTTTTTTTATGCCGTTTTACGAATTTCCCCGACCATCATATCTACCATATCGAAAACTTCATCCCCGTAAGTAGCCACAAAGTCACAAAGAAATTCCTCTTGTTCCAATGGGATATGTATGTTATAAGACATACAGACTGCATGGCATAATTCGTGTATCAGCACCTTCCTCTTAAAGCCGCCTACGAGCCGATTTGAAAGGCAAATGCAGTGCGTAGTGTTATCGGTCACGCCGACTGTAAAACTACCGTCAGAGCGGCGCAGACAGTCAGAGAGCGGCATAACAGAAACAACGCTCCACTTTACACCGTTTATCTCAAATACCATTTCATTACCACCCCCAAAATTAAAAAAGATAGGGGTGTTTCCCCCTATCCGTTTTATGTCAGCCGATTTTCTGCAACAGTGTTGTCATTTTGGCTTTTAGCAGGGTGCGTTCTTCTGGTGTCATATCCGAAAGAATCTCTGTCACATCACCAGAAAGCTCCTTCATGTATGCTTCAAGGTCGCGCATCTTTTGTTCTTTATCAGACTGAGAATTTCCCTTGTGCATTTCCTTGCTTTCTGTGTAATGGCGTTTCGCTTTATCGTAGCCGCTCATCGTGGGTTCGGTGTAGTACATTCTGCCGCCCATACGGTCTAAGTCCCTGCCACGCTCCGCATCACTCTTGCTATCCCATTCGTGATACATATCTGGTGTCTGGAAGTAGTAAGGCGGTTCTGTGTAGCCTCTGCGCGTTCCTCTGCCCTTTGGTGCAAATCGACCGTCAGCGTATCTGTAATGGTCATAGAAACGCCTGTCTCCATCCTCGTAGTATTCAGATTTCAACCGTCTAAGGATTTCCTTATCTTCTTCTTCGTCCTCTTTCTCCGCCTTCTGCATAGTTTTTGTAATGACTGCTTTGTATTCGGCATCGTTCAAGTCCTTAATCATGTCAACAACCTGTCCCATTTCGGCGGTATCAACACATTCCAGACCGTTTTCCATTTCAGACCACGCCTTTTCGCAAAGACATTCAATCATTTTGTGCATTCTCTCAATGTGCATAAATTATTCACCTCCGCCAGTTGTTGTGGGGACACTTTCTCCGTTGATAGCAGATAATCTGTTATCTGGCGTACAGCAGGGATCCCCTATCATTCTGAACAATCCAGAATTATTCGTTGTCTCAACTACGGTTTTGTATCTGGTTCTTGTTCTCAAGCCAGATGCCACAACCTGTCTGCAATTACGTCTCATAAGCGGATACTGCACAGCCCCGCCGCCAATCGTAATAAAAACAGGAGCATTGATTGTAGTGGTATCGGGGATTTTTTGAGCCACCACAATACAAACTTTTCGGCAGTCTGCATAACTGCCAGCGGGTAAATCTATAATCAGATTTCCACCTGTAAAATTCACTGACTGCGACATAATGAAATTATCGCAAAGTCGGCACACATTCTTGCAAGCCATAAAATAACACCTCCTAAAAAAATTAAGGGTAGACTTCTGCCTACCCTCTTTGTATCAACCACTGCGGGCGAAGTCTGATTTAATATCAGATAGCATTTTTAGTATTTCCTTTTGGTCTTTCATTATCTTATCCAGATAATATCCATCCTGCCTATGCAATTCCTTCAACAGCGTATCGTTCGATACCTGTTGGCAAGTCACAAGCTGCAAAAACACAGACAGGATGGTAAGCATATCTAAATAAGATAACCCTTTATTTTGGTTGTCTGCCATCAGCAACCACAACCGCAACCGTTACCATATCCAGAATAAGGATAAGGGGCAGGAACGTTATACGCAGGTACAGGCATAGGGTTGATTCTTCTAATCAATTCCGCTGTCTGCGCGTCCTGATTTGCCGCGATATAAGCGTTCTGCGCTGACTGAGAAGCAGCCAGTTCCAGCTTCTGAACCTTATCTCTCAGGTCGGCGTTTTCCTTAGCGCACAGGTAGTCGAGGATTGCTCTTGTTCCTGCGTTCTGGTTGTCGATAATGTCACGGGTATTTGTGTTCATCGTGTTCTGCAATGCACAAGTATCCTGCGCCATATCGTATCTTACCTGAGCGATTGCTTCTCTGTTCTGACAGCAGCAATCCGCAAGCTGTTCCTGTAATGCGTTCTGGCTCTGCATGAGAGCAACATTAGTTGTATTGAACCCCTGCTGTGTCTGGTAGCCAAGATTGCAGATAGCGTTATCTACGCCATGAAAACCGTTCATCAGAGTAGTGTTCTGTGCATAGAACCCATCACACATACCGTTGGAAATACCGTCCAGTTTGCCAATGATAGACTGTGTATCGAAGCCTCTCTGAATATCCGCCTGTGTGGCTGCCGTTGCTACATAGCCGCCACCATTACCGCCGAAACCGCCGAAACCGTTATTGCCCCATCCAAAAAGCAAGGCAAAAACTACGATTATCCACAGCCAGCCGCCATCGCTGAACGCACCGTCATTGCCATAACCGCCAGTTGCCGGCATTACAGGCATAGTAAAAGGTGTATTGTTTGTAGAGTTGAACATATTAGATTCCTCCTTTTGAATTTTTTTCATAAAGAGGCACCTAGGTTTTTTGCGCGCAAACCTCTAATATGCGATTACATACCAAACTTGTTTTTTATTTGTTGCATTATTTCGTCAGGGTTTACCCCTTTCTCTTTGCAGAGGTTTCTTGCCATCTGCTCTACGCCTTTGGCATCCCCCTTCTGCATCATATCAATGGCATTTTTCGCCATAGGGTTTCCCATCACTTGACTATTGTTCATCATGCTCTGTAAAAATTGTTGCGGGTTTCTTATACCGCCAAGGAGTTGAAATAAATTCTTCATTCTGCATCCGCCTTTCTTTTGGTCGATTGTGTACTGGATTTTGAAGCGGTTTTATTTACGGAGAGTTCCAACTGTTCTAATCTTTCAGACAGTTCATCAAATCTATCCATGAAAGCTGTAACCGTACCTTCCGACAGTTCAAATTTGAGATTTTCTTGAATCTGAGCCGAATTTTGAGGTGCAGTCTCATTTACTGGCTTGAAAGTTACGGTTTTAATCGTTCCGTCAGCGTTCCAAGACTTAGCAAATATTGCACTCATATCCTGCATCGGAAAGAACGCCGCCGAACCATCCATAGGCACATCATTTGCCGTTATCATTTCCACAGACTGCACCACGCGCCCATTTACGCCACGCGGCATCTGCTGTTGAAGCTGATTTACTGGCTGCACCTGTTCTATCTGCGGTTGCTGCATCCGCGTCTGTTGAAAGTATGGATTGTACCCATACTGCGGATATGCTTGCTGGATATTATAGTTCATGCTCTGATAAGGATTTGGTTGCATAGTCGATTCCCTCCTTCTCTAAAACCTCCTGCACCGCCCGAACCATAACGGACTGATAAGTAAGAGGTATCTTCATTACATCTTCACGACTGAAAATTTTCTCTAGGACTTCATCTGAAAACATTTCCATCAACCTCCTTCTACCTATATTTTCGCATAAAAAAAGAGCCAAAAGTGTCATCTTTCGCTCAACTTTCTGTCATATATTTTTTTGTTTTGTATGGGGCTTTTCTACACCAATCTTACACCACTACACCAATTTTACACCAATTTTCTAAAAATTATTCATTTGTTTTGAAAAGTTATTCAATGTTTATCTTTTTTGTATGAATTACTCAAAACCATTGAAAATAAAGTTATTAACAATGTTTTTAAAGTTATAGCAAGATATTTTCATTTTGAATAAAAATTTCAATATCATTTATTCCCAAAATGTATATACTTATTAAAAACATTGATAAAACAAGGTGTTCTATATGTATTTTTTATTTCTACACCAATTTCTACACCAATTTTAAGTTTTTTTCTATTGCTTCGATTTCCTCCAGTTTGGATTCATCCGTTACATGAACATACAAATTCATCGTCATTTCAATTTTGCTATGACCTAGGATTGCTTGCAGCGTTTTAGGGCGCATACCACTTTCTATACATCTCGTAGCGAATGTGTGCCTTAGCAAGTGAATTGAGAACTTTCTCATTCCCAATCTATTGCAAATAGCATATATTCCTTGATTATACGCTGACTTTTGAATTAGATTTCCGTTTTTGTTCAGAAAAATATAATCTGCATACTGGATTGGAATAATTTTGTTTTGAGAATTCTTCTCTTTTTGACTATATAAAATATTGACAGCTTCTTTTGTAAGCGGTATCTCCCGATGCCCGCTTTTTGTCTTTGGTTCTCCGATTACAAACCCTTGTTTCGCGACCTCCGATGCACTTCTCTGTATTTTTATTTTTCGATTTTTAAAATCTACATCAGACCACTTTAACGCAATCAATTCTCCAACCCGAATCCCGGTTTGCAGCACAAACGCATATCCATTATAAAATGATGATTTTTCTGATTCTTTTAAGAAAGTTTTTTGCTCATCAACAGTTAGTGCTTCTCGCGCTTCTGTTTTTTTACCACCAGTTGCTTTCACATTCCTTCTTACAGGATTTCTTTCTATTAAATAATTTTCGACAGCACATTCAAAAACACTCCACATTAAATCTCTATGCACCTTAATGGTAGATGTCTTATGCCCTTCATTCATCATATTTAGTACTTTCTGACAATGAATCGGCTTTACGTCTTTTAATTCCATATTCCCAATAATTGGAGAAATAGAAAAGCTCCACATACTTCTGTAGTTTCTTTCTGTTATAATTCTTATGCTATCTCCCTTTACTTCATTTATCCAGTAGTTAAACCACGCATCGACTGTTGGAGAGTCAGAAAAGAACACATCACCATGTTCATCCTCAAACTGCGCATCTGCCATCCATGCCCTGCATTCCTGTAGCTTATGAAAGTATTTCTGCTTTCGTTTTCCCGATCTTGTTGTAAAACGTCCTGTATACATTCCGTCTTTCCGTTGGCTGATACCAACGCCTAATTCTTTACCTCTAAGGTCTTTTCCCATCGTTACACACCCTTTCATTTTGAGAAAAGCCCCATACAGCTTCATACTACCATACGGGGCTAATTTCTGTCTATATCTCAACAGTATTTTCAATAAACTTGTCGAATTCCTTTCGCTTAATGAGCTTTCTGTTCCCGTTTGTAAGAGCAAAAGTGCATCTTGGGTTATTCGCAAGTTTTCTGAGCGTTGCCGTTCCGATATTGCTATAGGCGGACGCTTCATCAATCGTCATTGTAACTTTCTGCCAAATCGGCACTTCTGGTTTCGACATATCCTCAATCCTTTCTATTTTCTTATAAATCTTCCTCAAAATGCGATTTACCGTAGATGATGATATTTTCATCGTGTCCGCTATATAATCAATAGGGGAACCGTTACTGGACAGTTGAAATACCATCATCTCATCCTCGGTAAAATTGGCGTTCTCGATAATTTTTCGCAATTCTGGCTTTGTCAAATTACGCAAAGCCACTTAGGAATACCTCCTTTATGTATCCTCATTAGACCAAAGCAATTTCTTATTCCCTTTCTTGTCGGTCTGAAAAATAGTATCCTCAGTCATTTCGATTCCAATTTCAGCCTTTACCACTTCCTCAATATCATCAAGACAAAGGTGCTTATCCCCAACATCAGCCCATAACTGTTCAAAAGCAACCAATGCCTTTGCGCACCGCTCCGGACCGAAACCAAATTTATCATGCAGAACCAACAGCATAACCAGTTCCATTTGAGAAGAAAGCCCTCTATCAATGATTTTCTGCATATTTTCAATAGCTTCTGTCTTTGCTTCTTCAATGATTCTTTTTTGCTTCTGATACCGTTTTTTCTTTTCAATCTGATTCAGATTCATCTTTTACACCACCTTCGCAAGCCACAGAAAGAAATTTGTCCACCCTTTTCTGCGCTTCCGGCGGCAGATTTTCGTAAAAGCTAATTTCTTTGACTTGGTATCCACATCTTTCTTTCATTCTCTCCATAGCCTTGATGGCAAGAAATGCACCGTTGATAGCTACATGATACGCAGCAGGCAATCCGCTTTCCTCGTCACGCGCGTCATGGTCTTTTTGGTAAGTAATCGTATGCCGCAGCAGAGCAGCTAACAATCTATCATCGGAAATATTGCGCCATGATTCGATACCTTCAAGACCGTATTTCTCAACAGCAAATTCACGAACCCTTGCCAATGGTTCTAAAAGTTCCAATGGCACAAGGTTAAGCTGCGGTTTTCCTTCATCAGATTTTACGATTGGCGTTTTCATAAATCTTCCTCCGTTCTGGTTTTTATCTGATACTCATTGCTTTTATTTTCTCTAATTCTGCATGAACGGTGTCCATAACAGAATCATCCACTACTCTTTCTTTCTTCTCGCTGCCCTCAATCAACAACTTGCTCTTTTCGTCAAACGCATTAGAAAGCTGCTTAATTCTATCCTGCATTTCTATTCTGGCAGGATTTTCATTATTAGAAAGCAAATTCCGCACTTCTGTTGGTAGTTTTGCGCTTTCGTCTTTCTGCATCAGCACAAGCCGGTATGACCGCTGAAAATTGCTCATAACTACTGTCTCATTATATTCTTCATCCGTAGCCCAAATATGTAACTGCTCCGGCGTTCCGATTGCACGTTGAATAATTGCAGGAATTTTCAAAAACTCCTCGGTATATCGGTATCCACTATTTCTGATTGCTTTGCTCACCAACGCCCACGCTTCCATTTCGTTCAATTCCTGCGGCTTGCTAACGGAATGAACCATATCAACCAACTGCCCGATTGTCGGTGCAAATCCGCTTGTATCGGACAGGATATAGGATTTCAACGCAACCGAAATCTGCTGATATGTATAATCTGAAAGCATCATTCCCCAAACCTCTGTTGTCTCTGCAATATTCGATGGTCTGAAATTCTGAAAACAGTTACACATGATACGCAGGATTTTCTTTGTTTCCTCTTTTGTCAGCACAAAACACACCCCCTAAAAATTCCAGTTTATATCGCTACTGGAAGCCTTCCCGATTTTCTCCCAAACAATACCTTGATAGCCGCTTGAAATACTTTCATTTATTGCCGTTGACACCGCCGTATCTCCGTATTGTGTTGATTTTTCGGATATTGTTTTTAAAAGTGTCCGCAGACCTCTTTCTTTGTACTTGAAATTTCTCTCCCCTTTATATGCTATCCAATCCTGCACCGATTCCAACAAGTAATCGGAAATAGCAAACTCGGAAACCATGTCATTCAGCATATCCGCAGAAGATACTTTCTTTACAGAAACGGAAGGAATACTTTTCGGTTCTTCTTCGGTCTGGCAATCGTCCGCACTGCCTCTAACCTTATTTACCGTATCCATAACGTACCGCCTAAAATCATCAGACTTAATATGCTTTGCAACATTCTCAACTCCTGCAAGCGTTTTCTCTGACCTGCTCCAATTATACTTGTACCATTTGAGAATCAAGACTTCCTTTGTTTCCGCACAGTACCGAATCACACCATGCACATTTTCAAAACGCCTTATCAGCCTTGAAATTGTATCCTTCGTGTACCCTGTATGGTGCGACATTTGATTAAAACTTACCTCATAGCAGCCGCAGATATTCGTCTGTGGGTTTGTCAGAAGATAAGCATAGAAATACTTATCCTCTGGCGTGAAATCATCCTCGACCTTATTGTCCGTCCAAAACGATATGTGTAAATTCCTGTATATTGCCATAAACAACACCACACTCTTATTTATTGTTGATTTTCTCGTTAAGATTCATTCCAATTCACTCCAATCAATCGCCTGTCCGCAGTTAGGGCAAAATTTGTAATCGTCATAATCCACCTCGTATCTGGTTTCGCAGCAGGGGCATAACCATTCATCAAATATGATTTCCCCATCCTTGTCATACCCATCACCTTCAAGGTCCGGTTGAACCGGCACACGTTTTTCCAATGCTTTGATTGCCATATCAATAACCGCATTATGCCTCTCACATTCTTCCTTTGTTGGGTTCAAAGGGCTTCCGACTACCAAATAACGTCTTTCCAAATATTCTATAGCCTCTTTCTCTGTCATACTTATCCCTCCTTCGGCTTCTTGCTTAACCGTAACAGTAGGTGCATTTTCAATCGCACTTGCGACCATTGCAGGATAAAAACCCTTCTCTTTTATCAGCACTTCTTTCAAGGCGTTTGCGTCAATTGGTCTCACTTCTCGTTCTTCCTTAATTGCTTCTTCCTTTGTCAATTTTTCAGTCATATCACATTCCTCCTATTTTATGCGTTTATTATTAGAGGACCTTTTATACTCATCTCGGCTATTCCGTTATTAACGTATGAACCATACATAAAGGCAGTGGTTTTACGCAAATCATTCATCTTCCACATACTTGTCCCAAGCCTCACTAAGCATTTTGGCTCCATCCTCATCATCTGTAACAATAATTGTGTATTTGCCAGCCTTGACTGATATAAATCCTGCGTTAGTGTCATTTAAAATCTCTATCAACTTCTCAATCATTTATATACCTCCGTCTCAATTATTCAGGTGTCTCCATCGGTTCGTACCGTTCAAATTCAATCACCCAAACCCATGGGTTAGCTTGCCAACTGTAACGGTCAATGTCGGATTTTTTGATGGTACTGTCCCAAGTTTTTTGAAATTCCATTCTTAATGCGTCATGGAAAGCGTCATCACTTATGTATAATATAGGGTCCTTTGGGGCTACAATGCCCTCTTTTTCAATATCAATACACCATCCTTCTCCGCATTCCTGCAACCGCTCAACTCGAACACCTGTAACCTTCAGCCAGATACGAGCGGCTTCTTTCGGCATGTGGATGGATGGGTGCCATACACAATGAAAATCGTTATCATCTGCCTTGTAATAATATCTTTCTTTTTCATTCATCCAAGAACCTTTACACCATGTTTCCCGAACATACAGAATGTCTCCCGGTTGGTACGGCAATTTGTAAAATCCTTCGCCGTATCCATCGGCATACACCCACCTGCAAGATATACAGCCTTTTGGTGTAAACATGGTATACCCCCACATCGCATCATCAGGGATAGCACCTTTCACAATCCGCCGAGTGCAGGTCTTCCGCCCATCCAGAATCGCGCGCACCATCTCAGTGTTAAATAAAATTGGTTTAATCGCCATCCGCTTCACACCCCCTTTTCTCCAATTCCGTTTCCGCTTCTTTTGGAATAACATAAAAATCATTCAATAATTCTTCGATATGCTCCTCGGTCCAAACAGGCGTATCTTTCTGTTTTACGGAAGTGACATACCAATCATATAAAGTACTCTCGTCCATGGCGTTCTCTAAATCGACTAATCTTTTTTCATGTTTTCCAACCTTACATGGCAGCACCAACAGCCGCCCCTGTTCTTCCAAGTCCCTGTAGCGTTTTAGTTCCTCCAGCAAGTCAGCTTCCTGTCCAAATCCCTCCGCAGTTCTTCCGACCACTCCAAATTCATCCTCCGACAGATGTTTCCGGAGCCGTTTTTCTGCCGCTCTTAACCGGTTAATCTTTTTTTCAAGTGTCACACTCATTTCCTTCACTCCTTGCTTAAAACTGCCATATTCATAACAGCAGTCGCAAATGGCATGGTATTTGTTGGTTTCTTTGTTTTTCTCAATCATTCCTCCACCCTCATCCTTTTTGCAATTCCGTATATTACTGGCACAGTCACGCCATTCCCTGCCTGTTTATACAGCTGGCTGTTGCTGTTTATCAATTCCGCCCTATCGAAATATTCATCCGACCATCATTGCAGGATTTACCGTATCATGTCCTGCTGCAATCAGTTCCTTTTCTGCTTCAAGGAATCTTTCTCTGGAATCCTCTGTGCCTGTAATGTCACCGCTTATGTAAATTATCAATGTCTGCACTCCTTTCCAATTTTTAGAACAAACTTAATTGATTTGCCATTTCAAGACTTATTCGCTCTTTCTTCTCATCTGAAAATCCGTTGTATGTTTTTCGGTTGGTAAACAAGTATTCTGTTGCGACCTTGCTATTGCTGTTTGCAGCAGACAAAACGCTTTTTTCTTGTTTTGCTATCGGAATAAAATTTTCTGGCATTTGATATTCCGATATGAAAATATTGTCTTGTTTTTCAGCCCATTCATAAAATTGTCTGTGATTAAATCCTTGATATTTCCCGCAATTTGTTCCTGCGTATGGAATGTCACAATATGTCACTGCATCATTCGGAATTTTAACACTTCTGTAATCAACTCCAAGGCTTTGTAGGCGTTGTAGGCGTTGTAGGCTTTGTAGGCTTTGTAGGCGTTCTATTTCTATTTGTCTTGAAAGGCTGTCCAAATCATTTCTTGCAATCTTCTTTATCTGCCTGTTAAACTCAAGATAACGCCCATACACATCGTTTAATTTTGACGGCTTTATTTTGTACCCATACTTTTCCAAAATGCTTGTATCGTTTGTGTATACAGAACAGTGATAGTCTTTTTTAAATTTTTCTATATCAGAGCCGTATATGTAATCCTTTCCGTTGTTCCCAAAAGACCACACAAGAGCGATGTAGGCATCTACATCTTTTAGTCTGTTAAACGTATCCCTGTCAATCCATTCTCTGTTGTTTTCTACCGTATACTTTCCATAGGCACAGTCTTTGAATAACACAGGAAGCCTTGCGTCTATGTCATTCATAATAAAGTTATTCCATTTTCCGCTTAACATTGCACAATGCGTAACAGCACCTCCACCGCAAAATAAATCTACAAACGTATCCGCAGAAGGCAAATTCGATATTAGCCATTTTGCAATAGAGTTTTTACTGCCCTTGTACGGCAATCCGTATCTCAACCATCAATCGCCGCCTTTCCGTTTCTGTAATCTTCTATTGCCCTGTCAACTGAATCTTTCCCGCAATCGCTGCTGTCGTACCATTCAACCGCCTTAAAAACAGGACTAAGCATTTCATGAAGTGTTTCAATTCTGATTCTGGCTGATTTGATATACTCAACCAATCGCCTTACATCCTTTGCCACATCTTCATATCCGCTTGAATTGAGGTAGTCAGACATTTCTTCTAACAATTCAACACTGCTATACTGTACAATCTCGTCAAATTCCCTTGAGTATAGGTATCCCCAACTTCCGCCGCTCATTATTTTTCGCCGCCTTTCATCAATTCTATAAACTTCTCATACTGCCGTTCTGAAATCTTATTGCCCCTCTTATCCGCCCTAATTTCGATTGTGAGGTGTTTTTCGGCAATGTGTGATAATTCCTTCGCAAGATTCTTTCTGCCCTGTTCCAAGCCGTCACGATAGCCCTTAGCGGCTTTGTATTCCGCAATCTGCGATTTCCCCTCGCCCTGTGAGCCGCTTGTCTTGTTCCGCAGCTGATAACCACCATCAGCATATTTCTTTATCCAGTGCTGTTCCGCACTATCCAACTCGGTATCCTTATAAAGCATAAATCCGATTTTCCATCCATACTGATTTGTTTCGGCATCGTATAATCCGTGTTTTTTCAAAGATAGGTCGATATGCTGATAGCCAACAAGATGTTGCGACAATCTGGTAATAAGGTGTATTGCTTGCCCGATGTATGCGTATTTGAATCCGTTTTCATCAATTCTTGTTAGGAAATAAATTCCGCTGTCCTCATTCAATTTTGGATTTACTTTCAGCAGGCGTTCCTTGTTTTTCTTCTCGATAGCCTTTGCTTTCTTGAATTTCTGATAGTCCATCTTTCCACCGCCTTACAAATATTACCGCCTTTTCCGATTAACCTCTTTTTCGACTCTTTCAAATTCTTCATCAGATATTCCGAATATCTCAATATAGTCATATTCCGGCGCGAAAAACACTGATATATCGTCCTTCTTATAAATAGGCACCATGAAATCGCCTACAATATTCGCAGTATCGAACATTTGTATCCCTTTTTCAAAATTCTCTTTCAAAAAAACGATTAAATTTTCTATTCTCAAAATCAGTCTCCACCTTTCTTATTTTTTAAAACGGCAAATCGTCATCTTCAATGGTATTGTCGATGGGATAAAACCCATCGGCATTACTCTGCGGTTTCGGAGCATCGTTCGCCTGCCCTGCGTTGTTGCTTGCCGCTTTACTTTCGGCAAACTCGAACGATTTCACGATAAAGGATACCGTGTTCTGTTTCTTCCCCTTCCTATCGGTGTATTCGTTCTGCGCGGCTTCGCACTCAAGAATAACCTTTGTGCCCTTCTTAACAAATTTATCCATTGCTTCCGCCTTTTCGCCGAAAGCAGAGATATTGAAAAAGCTCGTTTTCTTCTTATCTCCATATCCGCTTTCAACTGCAATGGAGGTTCTTCCGACCGCCAAAGGATTGGCGGACTGCGTGTATCTGAGTTCAACGTCTCTTGTTGTTCTGCCAACAAAAATACATTTATTCATTTCTGCTTGTCCCTCTTTCTTCTAAAGTATTCGTTCTTTCGGTAATCTGCCTGATTTTCGATGAACGCCTTCTTTTGCATTTCTTTTTTATTTTTCAAATGCTTCTGATTCCAAATCGTGAATTTCTCGCATTTTGAATGACATCCAGCGTTCCTTCCTTCGCATCCATAGCAGGGGCAAATGCCATCCTTCGCCTTGATATTTGCATTTAAGGAAAACTCATACCTTCCCATCATTCAACCACCACCCGTCATTACGCCCGGCAACCCACACATTCGCCGCAGGACACACCTCTTTCATACGCTTGATGAATTTATCGGAATCGGCATTATCGGCTGACAGATGGCACATTATGACGTTCTGCAAGGAATCTGAATTATTCGCCTTTACAAACTCACAAGCTGTCCCAATCTCCAAGTGACCGCCGAAAATATGATTCTTTTTCCCCTCGTTATCTGGATAAATCATATTCCTGTCATAATTCACGCCGAGAAGAATATGGTTTATATTTTTGAACCGCCATTTGACAATAGCCGTATCAGTGATATAAAGCATTCTTCCCATTTCTTTGTGCATAATCAGAAAACCGAATATCGGGCAATCCGTTCCGTCTGCATCTGTGTGTGTCCATCTGCCGCCAATCGTTGTAAGGTCAAACGCCTGCACTCTAAAACCAGAAATATTTTTCAAGCCGATGTCGCTTTCGTTTTCATACGGCTTTAAAACAGGAACACCCATTCTTTCAAATTCATTGACCGATTTTGAGTGGTCAGCGTGTTTATGGGTAACAATCGCACCGACAACATCAGAAATTTTCCAACCGATTCCTTTCTTAATTTTCTTTTCGTTCTCCCCCAAGTCCAAAAGAAGAATCTCTCCTGTGTCTGCAATAAGTGCGTGGCAATTTCCGCTTGAACCCGTTGCTATCGTTTTTAGCAGCACTTTCGCACCTCCTAACGATTATTCAATACCATCAACATGGTATCTTCCGTATCCACTACTTCTACCACTTCCGATACCGTTGCCAAATCCTGCAAGATTGACAATGTTTACAATCTGTTCCAAAGAGAAAGCGTTTTCGGTGTACTGGATTGTAAATGCAGCTTTCCAACCGCTAAATCTGTTAAGGTGTACTAATACTGGAGAGCCTTTTTTGGGAGACATCAGTTTTTCGTCAATATGATGTTCTGCAAACTGAATTGGTATCAAATCTCCCTTTGCGATAATGTTTACTCCTGCATTAAACTTCGTTGCGTATGTATCAATTTTGTTCTGTACAACAGCCTGTCCGAAAGATTTTTTCAGACCGAACCCTGTAATACATGGTGCGTTTTCTTTTAATGCCTGTAATAGTCCTTCTTCCGAATAATCTTTTGGCTTGCCGTTGTACCAGTGCATAGAAGTGATGATTGCTTCCCATTGATTAGGCTTTGCTGTGTCTTTCGCCTTATCCTTACGCTTGTCAATCAAATCCTTTGCGCTTACATCGTTCATTTTATTAAGAATCAAGTCTCCATCTCCTGCGATTTTGATTGTTGCGGTTTTGATGTTTAAGGGCTTGATTTCGATTACCTCTGTTTTAGCCATTTTTGTTTTCTCCTTTCATTTTTGTTACTGATAGAACACTTTGTAGGCGATATAATATTCTGCATTGTCTTGTATTTTCTTTTGATTTACTGTTCTTTTCTTTAATATGCTGGCGGTATCATACCGCCTATAAAATGCTCTATCAGCGTGTTCCTATAATCAAGCGCTTAGCAAGTGAGATAAAGTGTCCTATGTTGCGCTTTATTTTCCTGTTTTATTTTGACCTGTTTTTCGATGTTTTATAAAAAGCTGTAATATAATAGGTGTTATCCCACCTGTTAAACACTTGAAAATAGGTTGTTTTTTAATATGCTGTCTGAAATTTTCCTGTTATGTTCTGTTTTATGCTATATATCAAACAGTGATTAAATCAATCTGCTCAAATACCTGTTCCAACTCGGAAAGTGTCTTATATTTCAATCTGAAACTTTCCAATTCTGATAATGCTCTTTTAAGCAAATCTTCATATTCATTCTGATTTTTCAGAAAAGTCCTTGTCGGCTGATAAACAGTATTGGACGTTCTACTTAATGCTCTTACTGGCGGCGCATCTTCGCTTTTAGGTTCTACATACAACATCCTAATGACATTGCCGGCTTGTATTGTTCTGTATTTCTCGGCAGCTAAATCATTGTCCCACTCAAAGCATTTATGTAATTCTGAATTTTCATCTCTTGCAAAATCGAGAATTGCTTTCGGGGTAATCTGTTCCAAAGAAGAAATCTCTCTGTAACATTCATTTGCATCGGCTTTAAAAATACCGTCAACTTTCCATTTTACGTTTTCGTTCATCATCACACCTCGCTATCATGCGGAAATCGAAAGACTTTGGGATAATCGAAGGCGGAATAAAACATATTGCCTTCCACTGTTCTGTAGCTCCCGTATTCCGTCCTCAACTCTTCCATAGCCTTTTCTGCTTTTTTCTTTTGTCGAATATTCGGCTAATTTCCAAATAGTATCGTCATCGGAATTTACTGCATAAGCAATAATCTTTGTGTCGTTTATGGCATCAATTTCAACCCCAAAACATTCATACGGCAAATCAACTTTCCCGTTCTGACTAATAATTCTCATATTTTTACCCCCTTACCAAAAGCCAAATTGCGCTCACTGCCGTCAAAATGGTGGCGGAAAATACAGAAACCACAAGGCATCCAGCCGTGATTTTATTTTTCACTACATAACAGATGAAAGCTCTATATAGACCTATTTTTTCATTTTTACGAGACAACCAAAAGATTCTCTCGGAAGACACAATAGCAATCATCCAAAGAGCAATCGTCAACTTCACAATAATCACCGCTTACACCTCCTGTACAATTTCCCCATCAATGATGTTTTCCTCGTCAAAATCAACGGCATTTGCACTTTCCACAACATCGTCCTGTGTCTGGCGGTATGTATCGTCCAGTTCGATTTGTGCCTGTCTCGCCATCTGGTCATAATTTTTCGGATACTTTCTTGTGGCGTTGTTGCACATTTTCCGCTGAATCATGCTCTCTGGCGTATCCAACCATGCACCGCTGATAAATTGTCTGGCAATTTCACATTCCAACATATCATCAACCGTAGCGCAGGAGCGCAGCGCGTTCAGAATTTCGTCTTTCTTGGCTTTGATTTCCTCTTTCTGCTTTGGCGTTGCCTTGTATCTATCCTCGCAAACACCGAATGTAGCGTTCATCATATTCTGCTTAACGTGAGCCAAAAGGTTGACCTTTACGCTTGCTCTGTCAGCTGTCAGATATGTTACTGTGCCGTCCGTCAATTTTACTGGATATACCACCCGAACCGCTTTATCGGACAATCCATTTTCTTCCCACTCTGGCGGTGTCAGTTCCAAACCCTTATGTTTGGGTGGGATATAGGTATCCCCTTCCTTAACGACCCAGTACGGATAAACCTGTTCAACATCCTTGCCGTAATGAGAAAGAAGGGAATCATATCCTGCACCCTCGATACCCATTTCAACAACCTTTACCCACTCGGTCCCACGCTTTACATTTCTAAGCTGGAAATAACACTCCCTCGGATATGCCGCAGGGTTCAATTTCAGCCCTGCACAGTTTTCAACGATGCCCCTCAAGTTGCTTGTATCGAGAGAGTTCATGTTTGCTTTGCCATCGTTCTTTACAAGATCGTAAATGCTCCCGACCGCCTCCATAGCGCATTTTCTGGAATATTCATCAAAAATCACGCCGCAAGCCTCATAGTCTTTTGCAATCAATCCTGTAATTTCGTTGCTCCACCGACTTAATGCCGTTGTAAATTCCTTCTTTTCTGCCACCTGTGTATTTTCAGCCATTATTTCATTCCTCCTCCAACGGTCTGTTCCAACATTCTTCGCATTCTTCTGAAACAAATTGTTCGTCCGTATCTAAAAAGCACTCTTTATTTGTCGCATATCCCAACGAATGAGGGCAAATTTCCGGAAATTTGTTATATGCCAGTTCGGCTTTCGGATACTTCTCCAAGAAATCCTGCAAAATCGTTTTTCTCGGATGTTCTTTAGACCATTTTTTCACGGTAGCGATTACTTTTTCTATATCATTAAAAACCCACTTACAAGGCATACAACTGCGAGATGAAGAATCTTCCATTGGGCAATCACTACAAAACGGATACTTTTGACACATTCTATGCCATTCTCTCAAAAACTCTAACGCCTTCATTTCTGCCATTCTGCATCGCTCCTCACATGCTTCATATGTCTGCTCGAAAATGTCTGGTTTACAGGGGTAAAGCTCTCCCTTCACTCCACGAATCACATAATCCCCAACACTTACATGGTGCGTCCCTTCTAAAGTATCAATATAGAGTTCATCTCCATCTACACTATCAAATTGAATGGTACTATAATACATAATGCCATCTTCAAAGGCATTTACAGCCCAATCGGGGACATAATATTTACCATCTGCACCTTTTAAATCTCCATCATATTTAAACGCTTCAATTACCACAGGCTTCTTTCTGTATTTCATAACCATCACTCCACTTCCTTAATTTCTCCATCTTCCAACCGATACCATGTGTCCTCTTTATATGTATCCCCATCAATCTGGATTGCTTTGTAATTGACGATTTCTCCTTTGCCGTTTCGTTCGACCATAACAATTAAACTGCCGATACCGCCTTTAGCTTTGCCGCCGTTTTCAGAAACCATGATAGAATGTTCTCCGCCTGCAAGTTTAGCGTTGTCTCCGCCTGCCAGTTTAGCCCCGTATCCGCCTGCAAGTTTAGCGTTGTCTCCGCCTGCCAGTGTAGCCCCGTATCCGCCTGCAAGTTTAGCGTTGTCTCCGCCTGCCAGTTTAGCCCCGTATCCGCCTGCAAGT